CTCTGCTCTGCTCTGCTCTGCTCTGCTCTGCTCTTAGCAATTGTATTTGGAAGTGTTCCGTTGTCAATCAATTTCTGTATCAATTTTTGCGATTTTTCATTATTGATGTAATACTTATCTTCAACTTCATCTTCCAGATAATCTTTCATCACTTTTTGCAGTTCAATAGGATTTGGAAATGTAAAGTTATAATTGCCTAAAATACTAACCATAAAGCAACGATTTCTATTTTGAGCAACACCATAGTTCTTTGCGTTTAGGTCTTGCCAATAATTTGAATAACCTTTGTTTTCAAGAAATGCTATCCATTTTTGAAAATCGTCCATATTCTTTTTACTATGTACTTGCGGTACATTCTCCATGAGAAGAACTTGTGGTAAATTATCAACCTCATTCAGCAACCGTTCTACTTCCCACAATAGTCCGGACCTTGTGCCACTACCTTTAACCATTCCCTTTTGCTTACCGGCAACCGATAAATCTTGACAAGGAAACGAGTAAGTAAGTAAGTAAGTAAGTAAAGATTTCAGTGTCAACTATTTCCAAATCAGAACCGCTTATTTGAGTTATGTCTGTAGGCTCAAAATCTGTTCCGTGAATTGCATTGTAACTTTTGATTGCATACTTATCAAATTCAACAACTTTGTAATGTTCAAAGTCTGCTGCTAATCTTTTAAGTGCCATAGCTTGCGAACCTACTCCGGCAAATAATTCAATTAAACGAATTTTGTTATTTATTTCAAAATTTCTTCTAAATACAGAAAAAATATTTAATTGTTCATTCATATCATCACCTGCTATCTATGTTTGATTTAAACAACTTTTCCACATATAAGTCCATTGAATGACACAACTTAACGCAATTTCCGTGTGACGCATGATTTTTCCATGCATTATATTTCTCATAAAATTTTGTTTCAGTCATTCTTTCGGACTTAACGAGTTTTACCCACTTTCTTATCTTTTTACGGATTTTTCGCTTGTTTTCTCCTTTTAACCTGCGTATATACTTTCCATCTTTAGTTATGTAGTGGTGGAACCCCAGAAAAGGTATTCCACACTTGAACGGAACAATTTGCGTTTTACCGTTTAGTGTCAAACCAAGGCTTTCTACAAACTGATTTATGCAATCAAGACACCATTTCAAATATTCCTTGTCGTGGTGTATCAAATAGAAATCATCCATATATCTTCCATAAAGATTGATTCCAAGTTCGCCAGTAACCATATGGTCTAATCCGTCAAGCATAAGCAAAGAATATATTTGAGCCACTTGATTTCCTAATGGCACCCCGATACCATCTGTGCTATCAATAAGCAAATGGTTAAGCCACATTGTGTAACTTTCCGGAAAGTAATAGTCAACTATATCTTTTAATATCTCGTGGTCGATACTATAAAAGAATTTAGTTACATCACATCTCAAAATCCATCCATCTAACTTGTGTTTTTGGTAAAACTCTAACATCTGTTTTTTCAGACAATCCATGCCGAACAATGTTCCTTTGTTTTTCTGCCCGGCATAGTTTGTCTTGATAAACTGGCTTTCCAGTCTTGGATGTAAAATCGTATCAGATAAGCAATGCTGAACAACCTTATCCTTAAACGAACAAGAACGTATCAATCTTTCTTTAGGCTCGTAGACCTTAAATTCGTTATATGGATTCATCTTGTAGGTTTTGTTTTTCAACTGCTCTAGCAAGATATGAACGCCATCTAGGCTCATTGTTTGGAATCTAGCACAACTTTCATTGCGCCTTTTACCAGCCTTAGCACGTTTATAAGCGTTATAAAGGTTCTCAAAATTGCATATAATACTTTTATCATCCATAATATAAACTCCTTTGTATTTATCCTTTTAGGAAAGGTCATGTGCTTTTCTGTATCTTTCTCTGATTTCGGCTTAATGCCTACTCTAACTGTCTGTTTGTCACAGAATGGGCGCACGCCGTTGTTGTTGTTGCAATTGTTGTTGTTGATGTTGCCGGACGGCGAAACAACCGATTAAACAGCACATAACCTATGATTTTATCTTTCTTTGTCTTTTGTTCTCCATGCGATTGCCATATGCTTTACATCGCATACCATTTTCGACCAATGACCGACACATTTTATGTTGATTAGTCCTAAACTGTTTGATAACTCTATGTAATACAAGAGTTCATCACAATGTGTTATTGCTCTTGTCTGCAACTCTAATCGTTCTCTCTTGTATGCTTTTATATCCGTCCTATTTGCTTCAAGCAAACATTCGTAGATTTCAAGCGACTTGTTCTGCATCTTGTCCACAAGAGAAAATCTAAATTTCTTTGGATAGTGGTTACAATTTGATGTCTTTTCCAAAGTGTGCTTTGCTAAATCTTTTGCCTTTAGAATTACAGTAAGTTCTTTACTTGCCATAATCATCACTCCGATTCAAAGAGATTAGGTGAAAAGATACAAAGTGGGCGCACGCCGAGGATGCTGCGGCAACAGTTGCAGTTGATGTTGCCGGACGGCGAAACAACCGATACTTGCGTTTTATATCCGTTGCAAGGTGTACTCCAAGGAGTTAACAGCCACCACCACTGTTCATTATTAGGAATCAATTTTCTGTATTGTCTGTAATCGTCAACGGAAAGAAGAGATACATAATCCGTGCAATCTCCATATTCATCCTGTCCATCAAGAGACAATAAATCTCTTCCAAACGGAAGAATATTTTTTTCCATAATCTCATCAGCAATTTTCTTATAGAAATCGTTATTGAGATATTTACGCAAACTACTTGATTTCCAATTATTTGTTTCCGAATCAAAAGTTCTGCTTTCCTCTAATACATCTGAAAGACAAACATATCCGCAAGGTTTGATGTCAAGGATTCTCCATTTTGTTCCGGCAACTTCAAAATAATCGCCGACTTTCAATCCAGTAAGCCGTTCTTTCATATTTTTACTTTCCAATTTGTCAATCCGCTTTTCAAGCATTTCAACTCTTTTTTCTAAGTCCATATTATTCTCCTTTCGATACAAAGATATTAGATTTTAAGATACAGAAAGGGCGCACGCCGAAGCTGTAGTCGCAATTGTAGTTGAGGATGCAGCCGGACGGCGAAACAATTACAATAGCATACTTCAACCCTCTTTCAGCAGTAGACCACGGTGTAATTGTCCAATAGTAATCTGTCAAATCTTCATTCACAAGCAAATCATTGTATTCTCTGACTTCGTCAAAAGTAATAGGGCGAACCTCACAAATACAATCATTAAACTCGTTCTGATTATCAACACTCGTCAATGGCACGGAATGCTCAACAAGATTTCCAGCACCGACATTTTCCAAAATAATAGGCTTGATTTTTTCGTCAATATACTTTTTCAAAGCAGATTTATTGTAATCTCTTGTATCTCCATCAAACCGAACATTTTCAGCCATAAGGTTTTTGGAGATTACGTTTGTTGTTTCGTAATTCTGTTCCAAAACAATAAATTCATGTTCTCCAATCATAAATGTTTCGCCCGGTTTCAATGAGCTCAAAACAACCTTTTCCTTTTTCTCTTCGCTCTTCAAAATTTCAAGAGCCTTTTCAACTAATTTAATTGCTTCTTTCATTTCAATACCTCCGTTGATTTCAATTTTTTACTGCGATTTTGCACATCATTAAAAATTGCAAAAATAATCTCATGCGATAATTTAGTTGCATATTTTTCTCCGATTGCAATGCCAGTTTCTACAAACTCTTTCCACCAAGAATCATCATCTTCCGGGTAGTAATATTTCTTACGCCAATTCCAAATATCAGTCCACATATGCTGTTCTTCTGGAATCTGCGATGCATTTACGCTTCCCATATAAACACCACCTAACTAAATATTGAATTATCGTAGTCCTCGAAAAATCCACCGCTTTCATTATCCCAACCAAGACAAATATTCAAATCATCGTGGTCTCCGTAGATTCGTTTGGACTTTTCATCGTAGTGTACTTTCCAACCTCTGTATGAAGTTCTTCCAAATACACGATTTTTAGTAACCGAAATTATTCTCGGATAATTTTCCATCGTATTCTCATCTTTATTTACGTTGTAGTGAATAATCACTCCTGCCGAATTGACAATATCTGAATCCCCACGAATCGAATCGTCCATATCTTCATCATCAATTCCGCTATCTTTCCTCTTGTGTGCAACTAAGATAATACAAACATTGTAAAATCTAGCCATATCCTCTAGTGCGTTTGAAACTTCGCTCTGTGCTTCTAACTTACTTCCCTTAACTCTTGTTTTGTTTATCATTGTCATTAAATTGTCAATCACAATAACTCTCGCATTTTGGCTTACTATCATACGTTCAATCGTATTTAGCAAGTCAGTATCTTCATCTTTAACCATAGTGCGGTCGTAAAGCATACATTTTCCACGATACCACTCTACAATCTTATCTTTTGCAGATTTCCGAACGTAACGCTTTATGTAATCTCTCCTATCTTCTTCCACTACATTTGCCGGACCCGCAATCTGAAAATCAATCGCAGCCTTAAAAAGATAGTTTGGCATTTCTCCGGAATATACAAAAACATTGTCACCTTTGTTTAATGCTCTTGTTATAATCTGTCCTACGAAAGTTGATTTTCCTTTGCCTGATTTACCGGTAACGATAGTAACAACACCAAATGGGATTCCTCCGCAAAGCAAGTTATCTACATCCGCAATACCGGTTGGTATCTTCTCAATACTATATGGGTCAAGTTCCTTTACGTCTGCCAAATCAATTACATTATCAATTGGCAACTTAACCGGTTCTTCAACGCATTTCCTAACCTGCTCTGCTCCGTATTTGAGAAGTATCTCGTTTGCGTCCTTGCAGTCTTTATAATTATCCTCTCTGACGTGTTCTACACGGTCTTTTAGACGTTTTGCAAGTTCATCCAACAAAGATATTGAGCCTTTCTCAAAATCTCCAAAAACGATGATTTTTTTCCATTTGCAAAGCCAATCCCAACAATAGGGAATCCATGTAAAGCCTTTGGCACCAGTCGGAACTGACACTGCGTTTGGTATTCCTGCTGTAGCAACTGCTAATGAATCAAGCTGACCTTCTACCACTACGAGCGTATCAAAACTATCATCACATTGCTTCATTCCAAACAATACCGGCTTTGTGCTTGCTTCGCACCACTCCTTGTTAGCATCCTTTGTTTTATCAAAATCCGTTTTTCTGTACTTGACAAATTGAAGCACGCCTTTTTCGTCATAAAACGGAAAAACAAGAATGTTTGGATGGCTAGTCTGTACGGTAATTTCGTACTTTTTGGCAACTTCTTCGGATATACCACGGCTTTCCAAATACTGAATCGCTTCCGGCTTTGGTTTGATTGCTTCCTTGGGTTGCTTCAACCGCTTGTATTTTTTATTTGGACGATAATACTCGTCAACCTCGTTACCAAGTGAGAAGTCAAAGTCCTTTGAAAGCGTTACCATGTTGCCGGATATTCCACAACTGGCTCTTAAACACTTAAACTGTCCAGTTTTAAGATTTATGGAAAAGGTGCGAACATTTCCTCTTGTGGCTCTTGGCTTGCAATAAGGGCAAGTCTTAAAAAACAGTTCGCCGCCGTGTTCTTTAACCTCAATTCCAACATGACGAGCAAAGTTGTAAGCATCATCCGGGTTAAACTCGTAAACTTTATATCGCATTACCAGTCCTCACCTACTTCCTCTTCCTCAACTTCCGGAACAATCTCTTCCGGCTCTGCTCTAGGCTGTGCAATTTTTGGAGCATTTTGAAGATAACTCTCAAACTTCGTTCCAAACAAAGTTTCTGGCCGCAAATACTCTTTCATCTTCTCGTCTGATTTCCAATCGTTGCATTTACTGTCTATTACACGTTTGAAATCTTCCAAAGTGAATTTTTCTTTAAGCCTTGCATTGATAAGGCTTTGTGTCTTTTTGGTGCTGTATCTGTAACTTGCACCAGTCTTTTCATTCAAATAATCAATAATTTCTTTCACCAAAGAGGTGTCCGTCGTGCTTTGCTCGACAATATCACTTTTCTTTTCTTTTCTTACCTTATCTTCTCTATGTTCCACTTTGTTATCAACTTGGTTACAATCTGTTTCCGAATAGTTGTCATTGTGTTTCACTTCTGTGTAATTTTTGTTGTCACTCTTGCTACAATTTGGGTAAATCTTGCCACATTTTAAGGTGACTCTTGACCTCTCATCTGTATACAGTGTTGGCGTGTATCTGTCCTTTGCAATCGAGTTGTGCAGGAACCAATGTTTGATAAGTACCACGTTAGAGTTTTCAAACGTGAGTATGTATCTCTTCCTCTCAAGGATTTCAAGGTCTTTTGGAGTTGCCTGACATTCTCTTACAATTCGGTTTGGAGCATCTACGAATCCATCATCATCGGCTCTCATGCACAGATGAAAAAACAATCCTTGTGCAGTTAATGGCATGTCCAAAAACACATCCGAACTAATCAATTTTCTTGAAAACATTCTCTTATCAGCCATCTTATATGTCTCCTTTTTTAGTTAAATGGCAGTCCGTCCTCAACACCATCTGGAATGTTCATGAAATCATCATTTCCAGATTTATTATCATTTTTTTGATTCTGTTCTGCCGTTGCCTTGCTTTCAGCAAACTCGCAATTATCAACAAGACAATCATTTGTATATACCTTGTTTCCATCCTTATTGGTGTAACTTCCAGTCTGCCAACTACCCTCAACCGCCAACTTTGTTCCTTTTTTACAATATTTTTCAACAAATTCAGCCGTTTTTCTAAAGCAAATACAACTTATAAAATCAGCCGTAGGTTGATTGTCTCTTTTGAATCTGCGGTCTACTGCAAGAGTAAATCTTGCTACTGCCATTGAATTTTCTCCTTGCGTATATCTGATTTCTGGGTCTCTTGTTAATCTGCCAATTAAAATTACTTTGTTAATAAGTCATTCCACCTTTCTTTTCTGTATGCATCTTAATCATAGGGTATCTTTCATTCTCTCTAATCTTCATTTAAATATTTTTCTTCATTTAAATATTTTTTTCTAATACTCAAAATATCTGACAAAGGAAGTTTCCCGCCTTTTGGAATAATCCTTTCAACCAGCAAATCCTCTTTTGGAAACTGATAATAAAAATCATTAGCATATTCTTTTGTGATTTTTCCAACAAGCACATCCATCAAAAGAACTAAAGCATTATCTTTAAATCGTTCCAATACCATTTCAGCTGTTTCGCTAGAAGAATAAGTAGCCATCAAAATATTGTCATCATTTCCAACAACACGGCAGTAAATAACCTCTTCCTGTCTCCAAACACAACACATATCGTATGGAACATCAATTGTTCCGTTTTGGCTTATAATTCTCATAATTATTCCTCGTTTTCTTTTAATCAATTTCCTCAATTTCAACAACAACTCTAGGGTTTGAAGCATCTACCATTGTATGAAACTCCGAATCAAGAACATCATCCCATCCGTCATTTCTAATCACTTTTGCTAACTGTAATGCGTCCAAAAATGATTTTTCAACCGCACTGCAAAGATTTCCTCTGTCGTGCCTTTTATCACTTGAAAATATCCAAAACACACAACGTATAGTCTTTTTAATTTTAACGCCTTTAAGAGTACGTTTAATGGCTTTCAAGCATATATCATCATTTGCTTTCTTTACTGGGTTGTGGTACTTTTTCAATCTTTGATTGTAAATTCTTCCACCAAGCAATTCATTCAACCCTTTAAGCGGAAACTTTTTCTTATTGTTTTTTATAGTTACGCGATAAGTCACTTTTTATCTCCTTTCGTTTCTTTATTTTCTTGTTTTTTTTCTTTTTCAGCTTCTTTCAAAAGTTCCGTTACCTGCGATGCAGTTTTTGGTTGTTCAAACCAATCGGAAACAACTGTCTCTTTCTGCTTTAATCCGTTGTAAATCCCGATATACTCCATCAATTCATCATCGTTGATACTCTCAACTGTATGATTAAGACGCTTTTCAAGCATTTCTTTAGTTACGCCAAGTTTAGCAAAACCAGTAATCATATTCTTTACCTTATCAATCAAAGGAATATCGTTTTGCCCGGCAATCGTTTTCTTACATTCCTTAATGCAATCCTCAACTAAATCCGGAGGAAGAATTGCAAGGATTCTACTTCTTAAACGTCTTGCACCATCATTGGCTGTCCTTTCGTAAATATCACGCTGACTAGTAAGTTTTCTGTTGCCCTGCTTTGTCTCCATTACGTGTTCAACGGTAAAGTTCTGGCTAGAAACTGTATTGTTTTCCAAATCCCAACAATACGCCTGCATTTCGGACTTTCCTTTTTCATGAGACATTTCCTTGATTCCATATTCAAGATTTCCGTAGCATCGTGCCATTTCCTCTGCAAATCTGATTGTTACTCCTGTTACCGTCTGACCGCCACGTGGATAACTGAAAAACGCTTTGTCGGCAAAACCTTTTCGTTGGCACGCTTCAATCGCACTTGCATATGATTTTGTGTAATCTCTCGGAAACTGTTTTGCCATAATCAATTTCCCCTGTGCTTCTGCAATAGCACGATTACTTTCTACTGCTACTGTTCCTTGGTTAATGTTATTAAAACTTCCACCAACCGATTGATTGTTTCTTACTGATACTTCATTTGACATTACCATTCATCCTCTCTTTCCGTATCGTTAGATACTTTCTTAAAATTTTTCAAAACACATTCTGAACATAATTCGTTTCCGTCATACAGATATAATTTGTTTGGCTCATGCTCTTCACCACAATTATCACAATACCAGTGTGGGTTGTTTCTATACTTGCAAGCAGAACCTACACATGGATAACTTTCTGTAGCACATCCAACGCAATCATTTTCGTATCTTTTCATATTCACACCTCATACTGTTTCTGTAACCAGTTCGGCAATCCAAGACTGTTTACTTCATCTTTCATATATCCGTACCAGTTACCAGTTTCTGAACATTCTTTATAGAGATTTAAGTATTCCCTAAACATATCAGCACCAGAACGCATATAATATTCATTTGGTTCCATAATATTTACGCAGTATGGAGCAGTTTTCTCTTGTGCGATAAAAACTACAGTATGCTCAACACCAAGTATTTCATCAAGAATATGTTTGTAATATGCCATTTGCATATCATACATAAATTTGATTGAATCACGCATAAATACATCTGTGCTAGCGTCATTGCATGTTTTGTAGTCAATCAAAAAGTGTGTTCCTGCTACTTCTGTAAGACAATCTGGTCTGCATTTCATAGTAATTCCTGTTTCTGAATCTTCCGTAAAATACGAAAGTTCCTTTTTACCAGTTAAAAGAGTTCTTGCAAATGCATTACTATACAAGACGTAATGCATATCTTTTATTTGTTGAAAATCATCCAAGGAAACAATGTCTTTTCCCTCGTTTTGGTCTTGGAATAAAAGCCACTGTGCTTTTCCATCTTTTGTTCGTCTGTCTATTTCTGGTGCTACGGCAAACTCTTTGTAAAAATCGTCTTTTTCCAAAATGTATTTGTGAACCGCCCTACCAAAAAGCAATGATGGCGTATCTTCTTCCGGATTGTCTTTCCAGTATCGAAAATGTGCCGGTGATTTAGCCATTTTTTTCAAATCGGAAGAACTAACTCCATCCATAGCACGATATTCTTTGTTTGGAATCAAGATTCCATTTTTTCTTTCATCCACTTCTTATATTTCTCCTTTCTTTCATTTGCTATATCATAAGCAAGTTCAGTTCCAAGGATAAACAAAATATCAGTAACGGAAGCATATTCTTCATTCATAGCAGTTTCGACAGCAACATTTACTCTTTCTTCCAATTTTATAAGTTCTTCAAACCTCTTCTGCGGTATTTGAATCATTGCTTTCCTCATCCTCATTCTCCTTTCCGATTTCTTTGACTTTTGAAACTGATACTTCAAAAGCGGTTTTTACTGCTACTGTGCCATCGTCCATCTGCTTGTGATATTCACGGCTCTGCAATCTTCCGGCAATCTCCAGATGAGTACCTACATCGCATTTTGAAACGTATGTAGCATATCTCCCCCATGCTATACATGGAATATAGTCGGAGCCGTATTGGCGGTTGCTTGCGACAATGACATCACATACTCTTCTATTGGAAGCGGATGTGCGCCGTAAATTAGGTTGTATGCAAATATGCGCATCCATTTTTACTTCGTTTACGTCCGTCAATATACTTAACTCGTCACCGCACATGGCATCCTGCACAAATACATAAATGTGCTTATGATTTTTTCTATTGATAGTCCGAATTTCTCCTTGTACTTCAATCTTCTCGTTTTCTTTGATTGAACACTTTTCCAGAACGATTTCCGGAACAAAGCAGATTATCACATCTTCTTTCTTGCTTTTTCTTTCGCTTTTTAAGCGAAATTCATAAAAATTCTCACCATGTGACGAATGAGAGAATTTAATCTTACTCGCCACGGTACCTCTTAATAAAATTGTATTCATCTTGACTTTTCACTCCTTATTTGATAAAATGAGCGCAAATAACACATAGTTATTTACTACTGGAATAGCAGTTTGATTTGCGGTCAAGGGTGCTATTCCTTTTCTTTTTTGTATGTTCCAGGTTCATTTGCATAAAACTCTCCGTCTTTCACATAAATTGCACCAAGTTCAATTAAATTTGCAATCAATTCTGGTGTTGCCGGTTTAGCATCTGTCTTAATCATTCAATCATCCTTTCCTAATATAAATACTGTTCTTCTTTGCACTCCGAATCTCTCTGTGTCTGCATGAGATTCAAAGTATATGTCAATTCTATTTCCCTTTATCGCACCGCCGCAGTCCTCGGCTATAAATGTTCCAAGACCTTTGATTTTTACCTTTGTTCCATACGGAATGACTTTAGGGTCAACCGCTATTGTTCTTCCCTGCTTCGGTATCTTGCCAGTAGAAGTTATCTTTCCGTACCCCTCTGAACAATCGCAACAAGGACAATATGCAGTTATTAAGAATTGAACTCCTTTTCTTTTCTTGTACTTCTTTTTCTTTTGCTTTATGTATTTTGCGGATTCCAAAGAACTGTTCATATTTGCGTTTGGAATCACATTTGCCTGCGGTTCTTCTGTTTTTATAAATAACGTATCTTCTTGTGCATATTCCGGCTCGTAAGCGTATACATCCTTAAACACGCTTGTTGCCACTGTTATAATAAGAAGAAATGTCAGAACCGCCAATATCATCTTCTGAATAATAGGCTCACTCCCTTTCTTCCAAAAGCAGACGGAATGTTTCTTTTCCCTTTGGAGTGACATACATCTGCTGTCCTGCCCAACCGTTCTGCTCGTTGTGCTTGTCCTTTAAGACAAACAAGCCGTTCCCGCTCTCTGCGTATTTGGCATATGGACGCAACTGTTTGTGTTTCCCCTGCCGGAACACATATCCTTTTTCAATAAGGAAAGAAACAAATGCCTTTTCTCCAACACCAAGTTCCTTTGCGGTGTCACGGATGTTGGTATTTAATTTCTTATCCACCAAAGCGTCAAAGTAATTCGCCTTTGGTTTCATTTCCTCAATTTGCTTGTCCTTTTGAGTTATGATGTTCTGTGCCACAACTAATGCGTTGGCTACAATCTGTTCTGGAGTAAGATTCTCCTGATTGGCAATGTAACCGCCATTCTTGCGGATAGATGGAAGCACTTCGCCAGTTACCCACTTGCGAAACGACCTCGCATTTGGCTTTCTGCTTTCCAAGATAACGTCATACAATCCATCTTCATTGACAAACAATGCATTTTGGATTCTTCCAACTGTATCTTCGATGGGGTAATTTGAAATAACCTCATCTGAAAGTCTCTGTTTTACGCCTTTTGCAGTCAATTCCAATACCTTACATATGTCTCTAAGGCAAAACCACGGTTCATTTTCTTCTGTCACCGTACGGATTTTTCCAAACTCCGAATTTTCAAAAATCTGTAAATCGTTCATGTCTACTCCTTTCTTTACTCAATAAAATAGGAAATTTCTACACCAAAGTAATTCGAAATCTTAATCAGTTTATCCGTCTTTGGCATTGATTTCCCAGATTTCCAATCCGAAAAAGTACTTCTAGCCAATCCGAGTTCATCAGCCAATTTATAAAAGGTAATGTTTCTCGAATTAACAAGCAATTCTAACTTTTTAAAACTTTTCTTTCTATTTTCCTTGCCCAAAATCTCATCTCCTTTCTTGACTTGCGTTAGGATTTTCGTTATAATAAATAAGCCATTTTAGGTAAATTCATCTTAGGAGGTGTATACCTTGAAAGCAATTTTGAATTTGCCTGTTCCGCATTTGCAAGGTCGCAATCGTGAAGCCACAGCACGTTAAAATGGAGTGAAATGTAACATCAAGTGTAGCGTAGCCGAACAGAGAAGTTCGTTAAAAACTCGAGGTTGACATTCCGATATTTGTCACACTACACCGCTTGTTCCTTGCAATCTGCCAACTAATGGCAATAAATTATGCTGAACCCAAACTGCATAAGTGGCAGAGTGCTTTAAGAAGCATTGGTGTCGTACAATGCGTCGAAAGACTGCAAAGTGCATACGGTATAAAAATTGGGGTAAAGGACTGTTAGTGACGGCACACTAACAGTCTTTTTACCGAAAATCCTTTTTAGTTGTTCGATTTTCACAACTATGTCTTGATAAAAGTTAGAAAATCGTATATACTATGAATTGTGCAAAAAACATAATATAAATTTCTCAATTTTGAATTGGTTGAGATTTCCTAACTTGTTTTTATAATACATTAGGGAGTCTTGTTTGTCAACCCTAAAAGTTGAGAAATTGCAACTTTTTTTGATAAGGAGATTTTCTATGTACGAAAGATACTGTAAATTAAGAGATTTAAAAGGTTTAAATGATGCAAAAGTAGCAAGATATTGTGATTTTCCCAAAAGTACATTTTCCGATTGGAAAAAGGGTAAAAGTGAGCCTAAAATTTCAAAAATTAGAAAAATTGCAGAATGCTTAGATTGCTCTATTGATTATTTGGTCAATGGAAAAAATAAAACATATTCAGAAGAAGATGCCCTTTTGGACGCTCATATTTCAGAAGATGTAGAACTAAAAGAAGCCATTAAGAAATATTATACCCTCGATGAGAAATCCAGAAAATATATCTTAGAGGGAATTAACCTGCTTTGGAGAGCAAACAAAACTGATACTAAATAATGATACCATTCATTATTGTGTAAATAAAAAAGATTGGAGATGTGTTTTATGAAGAAACTATTAACAGTAGCAACAACGCTAATGCTTACTACTTCAGTATGTGTTCCAACAATTTCAAAAGCCGCTATACCGGCAAGGACAATGGGAATATTTTCAGAATTTGCCGACGGATTCAAAGAGGGATGGTCTGGCAAGAAAGAGCCATCAAAGAAGAAATATAAGAAAATGTGTAAATCATACAATTATTCCAAATTGAAAAAAGGTAAGTACAAGGGAAAGAAAATAAAAATCAAGGGCAAAATAGAAAATGTAAAGGAAGATACATTGGATAGTGACTTGACCGTAATCGTAAAGTCTGGTGGAAAATACTATGAAGTATACATGAGCCAAGGCTACCAAGAATATTATGGCTACAGAAGAGGAAAAACGCTTTCCGTGTGGGGAACTGTAAGAAGAACCGCTTATTATGTCGTAAAGAGAAATGGAAAGAAAAACAAAAAAATGACAATACCATCTATCAAATCAAGATACGATAAACTGTCATAAAAAAACGGAGTAGGGTTTTTATCCTACTCCATTTCATTATACCTTATAAGTATTACCTTTCAATCTTTCTTTTTCTGCAATGTACCCGTAGTAATATCTCAACGAATCTACGTTTTTCATCTTGGAAATAAGTTTCTTTAACTTTCTTCTATATTTCCTGCGTTCGCCTATCATAAATTTCCTCCTAGCATATAATTGTAGGGAAAGGGGAATTTGCAACCCCTCTCCCAAACCGAAACTTGATTACATGGGATTGCCATGTAATATATTATATGTAGGGTTCAAAAATATTATTCATCCTTTTCGGATTTTTTCTCTTTTTCTGCCAACTGCGATTTCAACCGCTCGTTCTCTTCCTGCAAAGCAAAAGCCTTAAACTCCGTCTTTGCAAGCAGAACCTTAAGTTCTGCAATTTCAGCAGACAATTTCTTCTCCACGTAGTCAATGATTGTGATTTTGTTTTCATCCATTTCTTTTACCTCCTAAATTTGAATTATTTATTGTAACACTGGGAATATTGCTATTCCGTTCAGGTTATCATTGGTTATGGTGTTATACTGTGCATTAACGGCTAGGTTTCCGGTCTTGGCATTAAACGCCACTCTAACACACTCACCTCTACCAGTTACCATGTTGTGATACTGGACAACATCTGCTGCACCGGAATCACCCGGCATTAACTCTGTTTGAACAAAGCTCGCCCAAGCGGATGCCGAAGCAATTGGATAGTTGCGAAATACTACGGCTTTGAACAATCCACCATTCATTGTAATACCATATAAAATGGTTGAACTAGGTGTCGTTGTTGTCACACTCGAACAATGCTTTTCAAAAGCAACATTAGCGTTTAATGTAGTGGTTCCAGTCCCATTAACTCTACCAATTGATACATTTCCCCCATAGCTGTTTAAATATAAAGTTATCGCCTCATTGTCCTTATTAACTGCTTGAATTGTCCGTTGTCCAAGGTTCATATGATTTCCAGTATTAGACGAAATTTGTAAGTCGTAATTCGTCAGTGATGCATTATGATTAGAGAGTATTTTAAGGGGGGAATCGACCATAAATGGGAGTTCTTCCGATAGTTCTCCATTTTCATATAATCTATTAGCTACATACCCTAGTCCATAACTAGTTTTTTGTCGCACTACTCCGTCTGATGTTAATTCGGATATGGTTATATTTCCGGCATATGAATCAGCAAACTTCGTTCTAAACCATGATTGTTTTATATTTGAATTATTTAAAAACATATACTGGTCTATTGTTAATGTGTTATCAAAAATTGATTCATAAATAACTTTTGTACTGTTATCTTTCCATATTTGGCCAGTTCCTTTAAATGAAGGAATACCATTGCTTGATATGTCTAATTCATATGAATCTTGCTTTTCGGAAGCTTCACTGCTACTTTTTGTGTATGCTTTTGAAATTCCATCTTCCGTTATATTAAATCCACCAATCAAACCGTTATCTATCTCTGCATTTGCACCTTTTAATGTTGCACCAGTGATTGTTCCGGTTGCCGTCACGTCTTGCGAAAATATTTTTTTAATAACAGCAGAATCCGCAAAAACCTTTTCAACATCAAGTTCATTTGCTGTTATGCTTTTTGCTACGATTTTATCTGCATTTACGGTCCGGTCAGTAAGCATATATCCATCCAAAGTATCAACTGTTTTACTTTGAAGTTCTCCTAAATTATTCAGCGAATAAAGCAAACCATTTTCGCCTTTTAGCAATATTCTGTCTGCCACTAAAGTGCCGGCCGTAATGTTTGCGGCGTTGACTTCAACACTGTCTAAAAAACCAGTGATATGTCCTTCTACGATTGTTGCTCTATCAATAAGACCAACTTCTGCAAATAATGTAGCAATATCTGCAACTTCAATATTGGATAATTTGATGTTTGCATATTTTAAATCTGCACTCTCCGCTGACAAATAGCCTAGGTCTGCTACCTTTGCACTAAGGTTTTCTGTAGTGATAGCCTTTGAGGACAATGTATCTATCTTTCCATCTACTGCTCGCAGTGATGTAATAGTTGCATATGTCAAATCAGCATTTTGGGCAGTAATATATCCAAACTCACCGATAGTTGCTTTCAGATGTTCAATATACGCATTATCTGCCGTCAAATCCGTAATAAAAGATTTCGACACCTTTTCCCATTCAATCGTAGCATCCGCAATCTTTGCGTTGGTGATTGTAGAATCCTTAATCTTGCTATTCTCAATCGTGGAATCCGCAATTTTACTATTTGTAATAACTCCATCCTTGAAAATAGCACCAAGGATTGTACTAGTAACCGTTCCGCTTGCCTGCGCCATTGTTCCGTTGTTGTAACTGTTTGAACCACTGCTACCAACTGACGATGTGTTTGATTCCTGCACCTCACACGGTGATGTAATCTCCGCATAAAATCCACCATCGTAGTGCAGCGTCATTTCTCCGACAAGCACATACTTCTTAACTCCGTCATAGTCCTCGAACGTAAGCATTTCACCAACCGACATAAGAGGATGCCAGTACATTGTTTCGATACTCGCTTTATGGTAAACAAACGCCTTGTTCAAAAAGGATAACCCTGTTTTCCACTGCATTGGCGTAACTTGTCCTAAATACGTATGAACCGTATTTCTGTCAAGCGTTTCGTATAATATCCAAGGTGTTTCAATCGTCACTGGATAATTCTCTACATTCGATACACTGCTTGCCTTGTCATTCAATACGACCGTGGATTCACCCTCGTAATATCCAAATCCAACATAGTCACTGTTTGTCTCGTAAAAGTACCAATTATTAGCCTTTACAGATACGTTGTTTGGACACATAAGGTTGTTTCCGAAAATCGCATTAGAATCATAGGTATCTCCATTAAATATAGGTCTGTAATTGTTATCTGCTTGCAACTCTGGTAACTGCTTAATATAAAAAGCACCGTTTTTTTCAATCACATTTGCACGTAACAAAACTGCTATACCAGACAACAAATCTCTCCATGTGATTCTGCTTTCCCAATCCCAATCGTAACCATCCTCATCATTGTCCGCAAAATTTGATAACATAGGAATCATCAAATGGTACAACTTATATTGTTTGATTGACGATAAAACATCTTTCCAATTATCAATGTATAGCGGACATCCTGTGACACGCAAAAAGTCTTGCGGCAAATACTCCCAATAATAAACGTCGTCACGTGTGTAGATAAACTGCAATTGGCTAGGTACGTATTTTTCTTCCAATTCCGTTTTGTGATATTCGTTTAGCGAACTAATGACGATTTCTGCTCTATCCATGTATTCGCTCATTAAACCGTTCCCATTAAATGAAACAGTATCACCGTTGTATGTTGGATTTTCTTTTACAACAAATCTTCCGATAGGTACCGGATATGCAAATTCATTCCCTATAATAATCCATGCATTTACAATAGTTCCTTTTAATGTATTATCGTAATATGTCTTTGCAATAAGGGCATCTGTAAAATCGTTATTTTCTGCATACATTTCACAACTCATAGTAGGACTATAAGTAGAGCCATAGCTGGCAAATGAATCACTAACACAACCTTGCGATATACTTACAGATATTAGCGTTTCTTTTCCTCTTGTGCTTACACTATCCGAATTTCCTGTACTTATACTCAAATATAATTCTGTTGCTATGTCAGTATAGGAAACTGCACAGTCTCCAGTAATATCTGTTTCATCTTCTGTGCAGAACACGTACCAAGACATATACCTATAATCATCCGAAATCATCATGCTTTTACAATCAATCGTATTTACGCCACGTTTATACACACTTCCGTTATTGATAGCGTATTTTACATAGTAATGAGTTCCGTTATAGTCAAAATCCAAAAAAGACAAACTAAACGAATCTCCGATATTTACATCTTTTACAAGTGAATCATATTTCAATGTATATGTAGGGTCGCTTTCCAAAACATAAAAGACTTTTGCTGTATAACTCATCGCTCCACCGCCTGTATCTGTATGCTAGACCAAATAAACTTTCCATTAAAGAAAGTCATTGCGTCAAAACTAGGGTTGCCAAAATAAAACTGCTTTGTTTCTTTTTCTCCTTTTTCATTGGTGAACTGTATGTAGCCGTACCGGTTTGATAAATCATCCGGGTCTGCGTACTTCATCAACTTCTTGATTTCGCTTGGTGTCAAATTTGCCGGAAATGCCATGTCAAGCGTTACTTTCTTTGCAACTATCTTTCCGTTGTAAAGTGCTTTTGAACTTCTTCCTGCTTTTGCGTTCCACACTTTTTCTCGTGAGATTTTCCATCCCTCATACTTTGGTGTTGGCATATCTTCTAAACTGTCCTTAGTCCAACCAAACTTCAACGTAAATGCCATATGACACCTCCTAACTTTTTCACATAAAAAGAGACCCATTTGCATGAGCCTCTTTCTTTAAGCCATATTCCAAGAAATTCCTTTGTTCTTGGAGATTTTCTTTGCGTTGTTCATAATTGCCGTTGTTACTTTTGTTCCGTCAAGGTAAACATCACCGCCACCGACATTTGCATTTGATAATTCCTCTTTGATTGCCGCCTTTGTAGCCGCATAAACAGCCGGTGCAACCGCTTCGGAAATACCGGTCGTAATCTGTTTGTTATTTGCAACAACGGACTTACCATTGTCGAATTTACCCATCATTTCGCCGTGGCTTGCACGGAACCATCCATCTTCCGGAAATCCACCGTTAGCAAACAATATTGGATTATTTGTTGCTATTCCGTACTTCTTCAAATATTTAATGAGTTCTTTCCACTTTTTACTCTGCTGTGCCGCTTTAGCCTTTTTGCTACTACCATTGTAATCTATTGCTCCAGGTATAACAACTCTTCCCCACTGGTCTTGTGTGGTTCCAACAGCGTTCATCAGTTTCTTAAACTTTTCTCCGTTGTATTTCTTTCCGGTTTGGCTTTTAGTTGCTTTTTCAACTTCCTTACCACTAGCCTTTATCACTTTTGTATTTGCGTTGATAGAAAACGTCCGTGAATACAATTCTTTCTGAACAGATTTATACCACGCTTTCCTTAAATTAGCGGAAATATTCACATTTATATCACGGTTTTTCATAGTTTTCATCGCAACACTTAAATCGCCAAACGTCTTTATATCAACCCCTTTAATTCCAGCCGTAATTGTTACTTTTTTGCTATTTACGCTATCTACTTTCCCCTGCAAACTATCAACATCATCACCACCAGATGTTTCAGCATTAACTTTTACCGATTTTGACTTCAAGGAATCAATTTTCTTTTTCAATGCGTCTGTTGACTTGTAGTTCTTATCTGTTATCTTTTTGTAATCTTCCCATGAAATAGTACCATTATCAAGACTTGTTTTTAGCGTTTCCATGTAGTCCGCTTGGTCTTGTGTACTTACTCCAAGTTTATCCATCTTCTTTTTCAAATTACTCGTTTGTTGCTTAAATTCTTTCGTCTTGCTAGATTGCTTAGGAAGTTCAATACCATATTTTTTCAGCACTTTCCTAAACTCATCCATAGTTCCATATGCTTTTCCTGCGATTTTTTCATAGTCAGCATAACTTATTTTCCCATCTTTATATGCTTTCGATAATTTTTTAATTATCGTTGTTTGTAATGAAGCACCAATATTTATCTGGTCCATATGAACTTTAGTCAAATTATTCAGCGATTTGGTGCTTTTTCCGGAAGTCTCATCGTTTAGTATTTTATTCATCTCTTTTACAATACCAGCAACATTAGTTGTTTTATTTTTCAGCATTTTTTCAAAAGATGTTATATATGAACTAACCTTATCTTTTCCCAAACCTTTTTCTATTGCAGAATCAGTAAATTTTTTTAACTGTCTCTTATATTCTGCATAATCGTTTTCAGAGATTCCAAGTTTCGATGATTGCTTTTGTACGGTTTTCTTATGTTTTTGTTCTCTTTCGTTATTTTGTTTATCATTCTGCTCTTTTGCTACTTGGTCGGCATAATCTTCTGGCGATATAATATTTCCTTTAAGTAATTGTCCAACCCAACTACTACTCATTGCTAATGCATTCTTTCCAGAAATATCTCCAGAACTTATTTGTGATAAAATTTCTTTGGAATTTTTTTCAATGACCTTATCACCAATCGTTGCTGCCAATTGTCCTGTTATCTCTAATACGGCAACCGCTGCAACTGCTTTTCCAAATACTTTACCTAATTTGGTTCCTAATTTTCCAAACATACCGTTCCATGCTGACGCAATTTTTTCAGCTTTTATTGTTGTTGCGGATTTTACTAAAGAATCCTTTAAGCCCTTTCCAAACATTATTTGCAATGCGCCCCATACAGCTTTGAATTTTTTATAAGCCATAAATCCAGCAATAACCGTTGATAACTTAAATGCAATACCTAATGGGTCTCTAGCAAATGCAGAAATAGCCACTTTCAAGGCACTAAACAATGCTTTGACTATTATTTTCCCTACTTTCAAAAGTGTTTTTCCCCATTCTATTTCAGAAAGAAAATCTCCAATTGCTTTTCCAACTTCCGACCAATTTACAGTAGAAAGTGCGGTGTCAATCGTATCAAGTATTCCAGTAATTCCATCACTGATTGTCTTTCCTAACTCCTGCCATCCAGTTAATCCAGTATTTTTTCGTACTTCTCCCATCTCTTCAAGAAATCCATTGATGTAATCTCCAATTTTCTTTCCAAGGTTTTCGTATGGGAAATTTACCATAACTCCAAACGCAAACTGAATCATACCACGCAACTTCGCTCCAAGCGATTTTCCTGCTAAATCACCGTCAAAAGTATTTATGGCAGCCGTTATACCCTCTTTAATACTTTGACCGAATTTGAGCCAATCAAACGTCTTGAAAAAGGTGTATGATGTTTCAAACCATGTATTCAATCCCTCGGAAAAGTTTTCTCCAAGTTTTGTCCAATCAAGGTCTTTAACAAATCCATTCAAAAACGTAGCAAGAGATTTAGCAATCTTCTTCGTAGTCTTTTTAATCTTTGTCCATGGGATGTTTCTCATTCCCTTGTTAATCCAGTTAGCAAGTGCCGAACCAAGAGAAGTAAAATCTCCACCTTTCCATGCGTCAAGGATTGCTTTCTTCATCTTCTTATACAACTCAACTGCTTTGTTCTGGTTGCTCTTAAAAGCATTATCCCATATCTTTTCATAGTTCTTTAATGCGTCGCTAATATCCTTAGAAAGGTCAATATTGGCATTCTTATCGTTATCATCGTCATCGCTATCACTATCACTGTTGTCCTGCAATTTATTTACAATATCAAATCCCTGCAAATTGTCGGCGGCTTTTTTTGTCTTTTTAGCCGTCTTATCCATGTTCTTAGCAACTTTATCCGTATCGTCTGCCGCATCGGAGTAGTCCGGTACTTCTGGTGTTTTCCGTGGACCATCCGTATCACCAAGTTTGATTCCTGCCAGTTTCGCTACCCACTGTGCAAAATCCTGCAAAACCATAACCATAGCATTCATATATGGGTACAATTTCTGCACAATCGGCATAAACAAGGCGCCTATCGACAAAGCCAGTTTTTTAAATCCAGCATCCAACATCCTAAGTTGATTATTTGGCGAATTAATTGTTTTGGCGAGGTCGGAATATGCAACCTTTGACTGTTCCAACATAGTCAAAACACGCAACTGCATTTTGGACTGTTGCGAAAGATTTTTAATGCTTTCCGTAACACCGTGGTTCATTGCTGTTTGTGCTAAGCCAGCGGAGGTGATGTCGATTCCATACTTATACAACGCCCTAGACTGACCTACTAAACCAGATTGAAAGTTTTGCATAACGTCAGCGGTGTCTAAGTTTGCTAAAGACGCCCAATCTGCTGATAGCATAGTAAGTGCTTTTGAAGTGGCAATCGACGTTTCACCAAGCATACCGGCAGAGTTCGTAATCTGTGCAATAGCGGCGTTGTAGTTCATAACCTCTGTTAAATCCAAACCAAGGTTGTGTGAAAAAGTATTTGTTGCATCTCCTGTGTTATAATCAACATCATATCCAGTCAACTGCTTTTGAAGTTTTCCAAATCTTTTACGGAAACTTCCTGCATATTCTTCCGCACTATTATAACCGGCTTTCTTAAACTGGTTAGCACTGTCTTTTCCAACCTTATCAAGCGCAACCGAAAAATAGTTAAATTCCTCAATGTAATCCTGCGCCGAACCAATTGCTTGACCGAATTTCTTTACAGCACGAATTACCAAAAAGAATTTAGCATAAAACATACCGATGCTACTTACAAAACCTTTTGATGATTTATGTGCGCTTTTTAATTTGTCTTTCAATGAACTAAGTGCATTTCCAAGTTTTTTAGTGCTTGTTGATGCTCTATCAGAAACAGTGGAAATTCTACTACCGCTTGACGCAAGGTTTCCAAGACCTTGAATGGTGTTGGCTACGTTTGAGTTGATTTGAGGTGCATTTTGCAGTTTTTTCAGCAAATTCATTACACCGTTACCAAGTTTATCGAGGTTTGCAACTGTTTCGCCAACACGCTTTCCGGCATTTGCAAGTTTAGCAATACCCTCTACAACTTTTGTAATACTAATATCAATTGCATTTGCAGAAGATAATTTACCTACCAGTTTTACTACTTGTTCGCCTAAAATCGGAAATTCTGTTGTTACATTACCAATATACTGACCGCTATTAGAAAGCCTTGATAACGAACCCACAACACGTGTCACAGTGCTTTCAATTGCAGATACACCGCTAAGTTTGGTTGCTAAATCTGAAACAGAATTTGCAATCTCTGTCATTTTGGATGTATCAAATCCAGCCATATTCACTTTTGAAAGGTTTTTAACTGCATTTACGGCAGATGTAATGCCACCAAGATTCTGAATGTTTCCAAGATTGTTAAGACCATTTGCCAGTGTATTCAAACCACTGGCAGTACGAGATAATCCACCAACATCAATTTTCGCAAAACGCTCAAATCCTTTTGCAATTCTATTGTAGTCGGTTGCCTTTACTCCGCTTAATGTTTTGGTAGCATTTCCAAGTTTTGATACTCCATTTGCAAGTCCACTTAAATTGCTACCGTTAATCTTAGACAGTGCAGATGTTAATACATCAATTTTACCAACAAGATTTGTAATTTCATCTTTGGCACTTTTTGCCGTTGCATTTATTTTAATATCCAACGATTCAACTGTTTCTGACATACTAACACCTCACTATCTATCATTTGCATTACGCAAGATTTTTCAATCTAATAAAACCGTACTTTCCTGCATACTCAATTTTGGCAACTCTGCTTACTTTTGATTTCCACAGAATCCTTACGGTTTCACCTTTTTTGATTGTCATAAGTTTTTTAGACGCAAACAAACGCCCTTTCCTCAAATATGTGTTGCAACGTAATTTACCGGTCCATGTTTTCTTGAATTTATCAAAAGAGCCATATGTGGACATTAACTTTTTGGTTGTACTTCCCCACTTGCCAAGGTAAAAGTGTGGTGTATCAACAATAGACTTCCAATCGCCACCCCATTTCAAACCAACTTTCTTTGATTTTGCAATCTTAGCAACTTTTCTAATCAGTTTATCGTTATAAAGCAGTTTAGAATCATTGATTGCAATATCAAAAGCAATTCCCAACTGGTGTTGCGAAGAATAAGAACTTCCCGGAGCATTTGTTACTATCTTGCCCGGCTTTGTTCTTCCCTTTGCATAAAGCGAATCCTGATATGCTTTTGTACGAAATCCCTCTGTGATAATCAGATAAATTCCATTTTTTGCACACTCTTTAAGCAAAAGTCCAAGTTTGTAGTTTAACCATGGATGTAACTTTTTTCTGTCAATTCTAATTGAATGTTTTTTTTTCATTTTTCAACACTCCTTATATGATTGTTTCTGGCAATCCCTTGTTTATAGACCTTGCCATCCACTGTTTTTCAATTTCAATTGCTTTCTTTATCTCTTGTTCTTCTGTTTCTTTTTCTGCTATATATTCTTCTTCAAACATTTTTGACATAATTGGACTTTTAATATATTCCGATTTTGCTGATTTACCATTCAAGCAACTGTCTATGGCTACAATCAAAGCAGATATTCCATAATTGCCCCACCATATATGTTGCAATTCATCTTGTTCTTTTAACTGGAGTTCATGCGCTTTGTCATATGGATATAAGTCTTTTGGACAACTTTCCATAATCCTATCGTAAGAAACTCCATAGGAAAGATAATGAGGTATTACATCTTCATATATAAAATCCGAGTATGACTTATTTATTTTTTCTGTGGTTTCTTGTGGTCTTGCGGAAGTTTCGTTACTTTCTCCGATGCTTCCTCTGTCTCCCCAATCTGGTTTAACAGGTCTCCCAAAAAACCCTTACTCATCAATTCCTCCGTCAACTGCGTAAACAAATCAAGGATTCCTTTATCTGTCGATTCATCGTGGTAATCGTCAAGAATATCTCCTACTTCCTGAACGCTCTCAACTGGATTTTCTTTCTGAAATCCAACATAAAGCAAATCACGAACACAGCAAAACAATTCTTTAACCTTGCCAATGCCGCCAACATCACTGTCATTTTCAACTTCTTCACTGTCAAAAATTCCAAGCAAATCCTTTGTTCTGTCCATCAAATCTGTGTCGCAGAAACTGTTATATCCAAATCTAACCTTGTATTCCTTACCTTTAACTTTTAATTCCATAATGATTTATCCTTTCCCCACTTTTAGTGGAAAGGAGCCACCCCGAAAGGTGGCTCTCTTTTTTACTGCATATATTATTCGAGTTCCGGTTCGGCTGTCTCTTCGTCCTCGCTACTCAACACAGCCTTTTTAGTGTTTCTCGTTGAATAGCTTGTTACCCCACTTTTGTAACAGTGAAAGTACCATCCTTGTTATCAACGACTGTAAGTTGGTCAGTAACCCATTTAGGCACGGTATTCTGAACAACGGTAGCGGTCATTTCAAGAATTTCATCTACGCCGCCTACATCATTTACAGTAGGTGTAATCTGCCCTACATATGCTGCTTTGGCAACACCACCAACGCCATCCGTTCCATACAACTGAATAATGTCGCATTTTTTATTCCCAACATTCAAAAGAGCACTAAAATCATCTTTTTCAAGGTTTCCTACAAACTCTTTTGCGTCAGACTGTTTAATACCCATTTCAAAGGTCTGTGCATCATCCTCCATCGTGGTACTTTCTACAGTGTTCGGTGCAGATGTTGGCGATGGGATTGACTTTGCACGTAACATCAATTTGTATGTTCCTGCAAATCCATCTTCGCTGTGTTCTTTGTAGATAATTCTTGCCAAATAACTTGTTGAAGCCATCTTGTTACCTCCTTAAATTTGATAAAAAAATAAAGCCTTTCGGCTTGTATTTACGTCAATATACGTCATTCTTTCCGATTGTTCTGCTAAATCTAGCAGTTTGCCGGTAAGTGTCTTTTGTATCATCTTGCGTAGGCATTGAAGAACCACGAAAACGCATTGTTTTCATAATTCTCTTAACTTCTCGCATTACTTCTTTTGCTCTTGCTTGTGATTTATTATCAGTCACATCAATTTGAAAAGAAAACTTTTCCACATTGATTTTGTCACCCTCTAAATCTTCTCCGATTTCTGAACCGGGTAACAATTGCAATCTTACAAAAGGAAAAACCGCTGGTGTATTACTACTACCAACGGAAGAAAAGTTTTTATCTGTCATTTTGTATTTTTTTTTCAAACTATCGGAAAAGTTTGTTTTTATCCTTGTGAATACAGTAGATGGCACTAATTCATCCCATTCCACCGACATATGCACCACCTACTTTCAAAATATTTCTTTCGCCGTTTTTATGATTTTGCTTCTTATATCTTCTCCGGCTTTATACATAGGCATAGTGGCTTTTACACCATGCGTAGGCATCCATTTTTGTTCCTTTTCATTCCAGTACCACCACATATCGTCATAAGCGTGTGTCTGCCCCGGAAATGTACCAACGCCATAAGGGAATTTACTTCCGACTAATGGATTTTGCGTTGGGTTAAAATGAACACCTGCACCAAATTCAATAGCAAGCAATATACTAAACGGTGCGTAACCATCTTGTTCTTTTACTTGCCCCTTGGCAAGCAATATACCATTACAACCCATTTTGTCAGCAGATATGTTTGTCGAAACCGTAACATACTTTCCTAATGGACTCTCTGATATATTCGTTTCAGCGACCTCTACGCCACTTTGTAATAGCCTAGAAACAAGTTGTTTGCATTTGATTGGTAAATCATCCCTATACTGCAAAAGTTGCTTTTTAAGGGCGTTTAATCCACTTATGGACAAATCCGTTTTAAATGTCTTTATTGCCATAAAACCACCTACATAATATCAATTTTCTGAAACACTTTAAAAATCTTTGGAGATTTAATTGCAAACTATATTCGGTTCCAAGAATATTTGCTTTCTGTTTTTCCATTATTCACCCAAATCGACATTTTCCATTACTGCCCTTGCTTCAAGAACTGCAATGTAATCTGTCATAGCCTTAATCTGCATATTGTATGTGCTTCTTGGACAAGTAGGATTAAAATTAAGTTCTCCATTATCCCACTTATCAAGCATTGCTTTAAGTTTTCTGTATCTGATAACAACCTGCTGATATTCAGCTTTAAACCTTTCCTTGTAATCAGCACTGTTCATCATTTCTACTGTCTCTTTTAATTCCATAATAATACCTCTTTTCTACTTAATATTTCTTTTTAACAAGAACAAGTCCTCATTTAATCCTTCATCTGCAACACCTTTTACTGTGTAATCAGCACTGCTTTCATCTGGAATTGTGTTATCATCATCCTTGTATACGATTTCTGACTTCTTCCAAATCACGCTACCGGATTTCAAAGGCAAATAACCTTTACTGACAATGATTTGTGCATAGTTTGTACTATCATCAATACCATAGTCTTGCCATACAACTTCATTTAACTTATTTGTGATGTTTGCCTTAAATTCAACTGGTTTTGTATAACCAATTGTTGTTTCTCCGGTTTCAATCTTGTTTCCATCATCATCCGTAATGTAAATTATATTTCCCTCTTCGTCTGTATAACTTTCATATATCGGTATTTGCCCGTCTTGCAACGAATAATACATTTTTTGTTTGTTAGATGCCAACGTCATCAAGGCAACCACCTACTCACTTGATTTAATCTGTTTAATGAGCTGATTTCCGTATACGCTCAATCCGGCAACAAGTACACCTTGAACAATTGATGTAAAAACTGCCATAAGCATTTCTGGTACTGTTCCAATAGATGTATTTGCCATTACCCAAATAGCACAAAGCAAAATACCAAGTACACCTAAAATACAAGGAATGTACTTATCTTTGATAACATCCATTTTTTTAATTCCGACACCGATAATATACAGAACAACTGCTACTACAATCAGTTCCGGTTTTACATAACTCATAATACTATCCATCTTTTCTTACTTCCTTTCCGTTGAGACGTTCTTCAAGTCCGTTAAGCCTGTGATGAGCCTGCTTGCAACTTTCTTCAACTTTAATAATTCTGTCATTGTGCATTTTAATATCTTCCCTCATGGATGATATTTCTGATTTAATCTCTTTAGTATCTTGACCTATATCATCAAGTTTTACATTGATTCTTGTGTTGTCTTTTACGCGTTCTTCTATATCTTTTGTGTCTGTCCGCTTATTATTCTTTAGTCCAAAGTAAACAGAAAAACAAACGGAAATAACGCTAATAAGTAAAGCAATCTCAATATTCATACCTTACCGCCTTTCCGCAAATTATAGTGTTTCGTTGCCCTCCACCGCTTACACGAAACGCCCTGCGAGAAATTTAGATACTCTAAACAACTCACGCACAATCTTCTATAAGACCTGCACAAATGGATAAACACATTTCAAAATATCATCACGACTAACCCAAGTTCTTGAAATTGAATTTTCGCTATGGCTACTTTCAAATGGTGCGCCCATCTGTGCAAAATCATATACTGCCAAATTCTTAATTACGGAATAGTAGTTATCGTAAAGGTCTTTCTCAACTTCTTCATCTGTATAAGATGTTGCCTGATAGTTTCTTCTGTTCTTAACTTCTCGTATAGCATCTTTGACCTTTACTGAAATTATGTCAGCATTAAACGTAGGCTCATTTCCATATTCAATTGTCAAATCTGCAATAATTTCTTCTTGCAGTCCTACTTCCATTGCTTCATCCATAATTCAAACTCCTATAATCCGAATTTTTCAATCAACATTTTCTTTAAATCTGCGCCGCTAATTTCTTCCGCTTTATCAAATCCCTGCTCGTTAGCAAGTTTTTGTAAATCAGCGGTAGACATACGATTGATTTCTGTTTTGGTATAAGATTTCTCAGCAGACAGATTTGTATTTTCAGAAAAACTAGAGGTGGAGAAATCCACCTCTTTTGAATTATTTTCTGGAACATCTTCTCCTGCTTCATACCAAATACCATTCTTATTTACGATATAGGGATATATCATGTTTAATACCTCCTACTCTTGTGAATGAACCTCAATTACAAATGTTGAATCCATATTTTCATAAGATGGAAGCACAATCTCGGAAGCGGTTACAGATGTAATAGCTGGTGGACCGTACTCAACTTTCTTTGCTACTGCAATTCCTACTCCGTACATAGATACGTCTACATCAGCCACCTGTGAAGCTGTTCTCTCTTCCGGTGTAGTACCAAACCATGTGCCGCCAAGAGTACCAGAAGGAAGTAATGTAACCTTATCATCTGGATAAAAATATGCCTCTTTATCATCATCCCCAATATACATTTTGTCATAAAGAACAATGGTAAGTTTTGTTCTTGACTTAACGATTGAAATTACATTATCGTCTGTAAGTTCAATATTTGCTGTAAGGTTCTGTGCAAGAATTGCATTTTTAACCTGCTTGTTCTCTAACAGATAATTAAATGTGTTAGAGTTCATAAGAACATATGTTGCAACCTTACCAAGTTTTGCAAGCGCTTTTCTTGCATTATTAAGGTCGGTAAGTGGCTTTGAATTTACTGTGTCGCTCCACATTGCTGTGTCCTGCAACTTTAAGTAATGTTTAGCGGTATATTCTCCGTTAGGGTCGTAATCATACTCATACTTAACGCCATCAGATTCAATTCCGATTGTTGGGTGTCCTTTTGCTGTGGCAAGAAGAGCCATTCTCATTCTTTCCGGAACAACCTCTGCACCTCTTACAAGTGTTGTGGTATCATCATAGATACTTTGTAATGCCCCCTGTAAATACGGGTCGTTTTCATCCTTAATTCTGTCGATTTCCTGTGCATCTTCCTCTGTAATAACCATCTGTTCACGGAAAAATGCCATCTGTGTCTTTTCTGTTTTTAATCCCTCTCTTGCACGAATGGTAGGCAATGCATCAAAGTTTGATGGCTTTAACGATACCAGAAGTCCTTTGTGTGTTTTAATCCACTTTAAATCAAGTCCCGATTTCTTTCTTTCCGGGAACCACTGTAATCCAAGATAAGGAATATCATTGCTTGCATCGTTTGTAGCTGCAAGCGCAATGGCTTTTGTATCTACTACTTCATTTACTAACATTCTTTTTACCTCCTGTTAATTACTCAAATACAATCATTGGCAGTGCTGTCTTAACTGCTGCATCAATGGTTACACCCGAATGATTTTTGGCTGTTGTTTCGTCAATATAAGCTTTCTTAAGCAATGTACCCTGTGGTCTATCTTCGGTTACATCATGAAGCAAAATACCAACTACTGTTGCTGTGTTGTCTGCAACTCCTGTCTTTCCGATAGGTGTTCCAGCCTTAACAACCTTTTTCCCATTTGCTAATTTGTCTGTTACACTTGTAAAATCAAGTGTCATAGGGATACCCTCAAACGGTTTTCTTTTGAGGATATTTACATCACCCTCGTATGCTGTCTGTTCAAACTGCATCATTTTAATTACCTCCTACATAATGTGATAAAACGTCATTATTCTGTTTCTGACCGCTGTAATACTTCTCTACAAGTTTTTCAGCGTTTGTTTTTTCTTCTTCATTTCCACCTGTAGAACCACCCGGATTAGGCGTATCGTCAAGTTTCTGTTTCTCATATTCAGCGATTGCCGTTTTTTTACTGTCGGCAAAAATCTGACCGAGAACCTCATAATCTGTAGCACCATCATCTGTAACAACTTTGCTTGCCTGCTCTGCTGTTAATCCAAACTTTTCCATTGCATTTGCTCTCTGTGTGCGAACTGTGTCTTTCTTTTCAAGCTGCGCAATTTGTTTGTTTGCCGCTTCAAGTGCCGTTGTTGCTTTTTCAAGCTCCGTCATGTTCTGGCTGTTAAGCTCGTCAAGCTGTGTCTGCAATTCATCTGCCTTATTAGCTTTTTCCTTGTATCCATCTGCCCTGTCTTTTTCTTTCTTTGTTTCAGCGTTGATAGAATTAAGCAAATCTGAAATCTGCTCATCCGTTGGCTCTGCCACTCCAAAAGAAATAAGTTTCTGTTTTGCCTGTTCTCTAGTCATAATTACCTCCATCAATTCACGTTTTTTAACACGGTTTGCTCCGCTTGAATTGTTCTGTTGTTTTACGCACAACTGCAAATTTTTATAAAATAAAAGAGATAGTCTATTCGACTACCTCTTTATTTACTGGATTGTTGTTTGGTTCTACATCTTTGCTTGTCGGATATAGATATTCCATCCTATCCTTTGATTCAAGAGCAACCGCTTCACTGTCGCTAAACAAATCAACGGTTTTAATTGCTCTTTTGTAATCAACACCTGCTTCAAGTAACATTTTAAGTGCTTCTGATTTTGTAAGCAGATTATCTATTTTGTTATGGTTGATATGTATTTCAATGTCGCTTGGCATAAGCGTAAAATTTCGCTTTATACGCAAACGATTCAGTATAATTCTAAGAGACATTCTTTCCGATTTTTTTAGTATCGGTTCGTTGATTGCCGTTCTTAGTCCTGCATCATAATGTCCGTTTCGTAGGTTTACTGCATTTCCAGTATCACCTCCGGCATTGTTGTTGGAACGATTAGCCAAGCCTTGAATACTCAAAAACCTTTCAAACAAATCATCAAAAACAACTTGACTTTCTGTTTGGTTCAGTTCATTTGTCATAACATCAACATCGGCTTTGTTTTCGCCATTGTTTGATTTAACAACTAAGGCACCTTCTAATCTCATCTGCGAAAATGTATCTTCGTCAATCTCGCAATTCACAAATTTAATCCATGCAGAAACAAACTGCTCAATGCCGTTTACACGGTCAGAAGATAATGTATTGATTGAATCCGTAATAGGAATTGTAATTTCAATATCCGATAATCTTCTTGCATTGTTTGGATATTCCACAACCGGAATAGCGTTATTTCCGTTCAACCCACTACTTTTAATTTTTCCGTCAACAATTTCAAAATACTCTCTTTCCGTATAGCAAAAGTATATTGAATTATTGTTTTCATCTTCTCTAATTTGACAAGAAAATGCGGGTTTTCTATTTGAGTAATAAACAACAAACGTATAGCGTGGGTCTTCCGAAAACAAAGCAAAGTCGCTTTCGTCAAGCAAATCTCCGTTTCCGTTGTCATTTCCAACAAATCTATAAGCCGTACCGCAAATACTTCTCCAACGGCAAATATCAATATCTACTTCTTGTTTGCTTTCAGAATCCATCGTAACATTCAGTTCCGTAATCTCTTCTGATTTCTTATCGTCTGTTCCACGTAACACATATTGAATAGGCTCTGCGCATATTTCAGCAGTTTTACGCTCAACAAGTTCATAAGCAAGATTTAAAACAAGTTTGTTGTTTACTTCCGGCCTATTCACCTTTTTACGGTATAAAATAGGCTGGTCTCCTCTGTAATATCTATCAAGGTAATTGATTTCTTTTGCATTCTGCGTGTGAATCAAAAGTGCCTTGCTTAATTCTTCGACAATATTTAATTTTGTAATTTTGGATTTATTTGTAGAAATTACTTTTCTTCCAAAATTGCATTGATTTACTGCCGTAAACGGTCTTATGTTTTTTCCATAATACTTAAACATTAAAGCACCTCACTAACAAAACGTCATTCCACTCGATGTTGTCCTTTGTACTATTTTTTTCAACTCTGTAGTTCCAGTATCTACATGGTAAACAACTCTTTTTCTGCATTTTTTGCAATTCACAGAAATATTCATACTGGAACGTCCATCCCATGTGGCTACTTTTCTTCCACATCTTGGACAATATATCGTTTTTGGTTCCGTCATAAAAACCTCGTTTCTTGCAATAAAAAAACACCGCCTTTTTTTTGGCAGTGTTTTATTTTGATTTCCTCATTTTATATTATATAATAATTGCGATATGACATACTATGACATATTATCAATCTTTGTATGTTTTTCCATATAACTTTTCAAATTCCTGCAATGCTCTTCCGTGTATTCTAATTGTTTGCCTCCATGAATACGTCATTTCATCTGCAATTTTTTCAAATGTCTTTTTCTCAACATACCGAGCAAACAAAATATGATAATAAGTTTCGTTATCAATTCCATCAATTTGCGAAACAATAAGATTCTTTTTATCTACATAGGTGTCGATTAAATCATCCAATTCCTTTTCCATCTTTTCAATTTTGCAATAGGTAGAACCCATTTTGTCAAAGTTAGGACTTGTCTTTACTCTTTCTTCATTTTTTACAGCAGAAACACTTCTTGCCAGTTCTCTAAATTGCTGTATTTCAGATAACTTATTGTTTATCATTCGGTCAAGTCTACTAATTTGCTGTAAATATGTTTTAGTATCCATAATTTCTATAACCTCCTCTAAATGGGTTTTTTGGCACTTCTATTTTTGCCATACTCCAATTTCCCTCAATGAAGTATGCTAAAGACGCAAGGCAATCCGCCGCATCCTCATGTTTGTTTTTTCCAGTAACCGTAAAACTATATAAATTTGTCATAAATTTTCTGTATTCCTGACTTCGGCATCCAACATCACGGAAATAAAACTCTCTAATACTTCCAGCCTTATCCCATATCCTTTGTGCTTTTCTCATATTTGTAGGTGCATATTCAGAACGTAGATTTATTTTTCGTCCTTTTTTCTTTAGTAATTCTTCGATTTCATCCTTATATCCCTCTCCACCTTGGTTTGCTTCAAAAAATGCACTTCCAACGTCATTATCAATAATCATGTTTGCAACTTTAGGTTTTGTTATTTTCTTTTCACTGTTGTCGAAAACAACATCGTCAATGTAAATTGAACCATCCTCGTACATATAAGCTACCGCAAATGCGAGGAAATCTTCCCCGCCTAAAGCAACGTCACAAGCAGCACATATTCTGTAAGGTTCTTCTTCCGGCAATACACCATTGTAAAATCTCATGTGTTCTGGATTAAAAACTGCACCGTCTCTTTCAATTGGTTCCTGCTGATACTGTGCGTACCAAGATGCCATATCGTCGTTTTCTTCAAACTTTGCTCTTAACGTCCGATAGTATTGCGTTGTATATCCAACACCATAATCATAATCAAAGTTGCTTTCATCGTTTTCATCCAAAGCCGGTATCTTCAAAATTTCATATCTGATATTTTTTGCTTCTGGGTTATTCTGTAAGAAATCCAATCTATCACTATAAAGGTCGTGCAAACTCCAAATTGTACCATTATGGATTAGTTTGCACTGTTCCTTTTTACGTGACATTACATTATTGTCAAAGATAATCTGCTTTCGTTTGAGTGTGTCCGGGTTAAGCACATCTTGAATACCTTCAAGAATATCATCCAATACCATCCAGCCGTAAGCGTCATATTCTCCATTAAGTCCACTTTCCAATCCTTTTCCCGAAAGTGTTTTGTACTTCTTTTTTCTCACAAGGTCTACTTTATGATTTTTTGAATCCGTATCAGCAACTTTTACTTTTGGAAATACATCGGAAAAACAATATGTTGGGTCTGTCCATATTTCCATAACACCAGTTAAAAACGCTCCGCCTAATCCCTCTTTGTATGTCACATACAAATTGCTTTTTTCTGCGTCTTTTGCACAATGCCATGACATAGCAAGCGTTATTATCTGTGAATTATGAGTTGGAATCATAGTTTTTCCAATCATATATAATCCATCTTCGCTATCAACTGTTATGCAGTTACCAGGTTTATGTTCGCTCTCTTTAATATCACAAATAGCAACTCTTCTTTTTTCAGAAAATTCGTAAATTTTCTTTCTATAAAGAGCACAAGGGATATGTTCTGTTGGATTAAAAGATATATTCCAATATTTTTTTCTGCCAACTATTCCGCTTGATGATGTTCTTGGCTCAATCTCTTGAGTGCAGCATCTCCATCCAAATGAATTTATAAGAGTTTCAAAATCATTTTTCAATAACTCATCAGCGGTCGTAAATTGGTATCTGTTTTCTTTTTTTATAAAACAACCGTCTGTATCAATAAGGCCCGCAAGTAATTCTAATCTTTGGTCTATTGACGCAGTTAAATAATCAACCGGTATGTGTTTAGGCATAGTATGTGTATAAAAACACATATTATAAAATCTTAATCCATCTACAAGTTTTCTTCCAAACCCATACGTAACAACCCCCGTTGTTTTATGTATGTACTTTCTTTCTACTTTGTAACCAAGCCTAACAATTTTATCTATTATTGCGTGGTCTTTTTTATCACCCGTAATAAATGGTTTTCTATTTGTACCATCTCCAAGCCAGGCACCAAGAACATAAGGAGGTACTTTAAGATTTTCCTTATACTCTCCATCCATCATTGGTTTGTGTGGTAACATGAAATTATTTCTATTTCCGTTTTTTAAGTGTCCGATTAGTTGTTTTGTCTCTACTGTTCTATATTTTCCGCTTCTTCTGTCAAAAACCGTCCATTCGTGGTTTTCGTGACAATCTATACTTTCTCCATTTGAAAGAAAAACAGTATGCGTTGTGTGGTGTTTTGGATGAACGCAAATTACCTTTACATATCTACCATCCAAACCAACAACCAAATCTCCAACCTTTAAATCTCCGTGTTTTTTCCAACCTTTACTCGTAAATACTGGTGTATCATCCGAAATAAGTTTTCCAACCCTTGGCGGCATGTGAATAAACAATTCGTCAAGTTTTCCATCTTCAAGTTCCTGCAACTTATCGGCAACTTGTTTAAGGGTTTTTCTTCTAGGCTCGTAAAATCTTTCTTTCTTAGGTCTGTTTTTTTCTATGTAAAGAATGTAACTATCAAGAATGTAAGGTGCTTCATAAAGCAGTAAATCGTAATATTTATCTAAAATATCATACGACTGCTTGTTTTTTTGAGATTGCGTTTCAAGCCAATTAAAATCAGCACCATTTGTAATTGATTTTATATACTCAAAAATCAGTTCTTTTGCTCTTGTAGAAACTTCCAATCCATATTCACGGTCTTTTCTTCCGCAAAGTATAATTTTACTTGCTTCGCAATATGCATCTATTACACTACGGTCTATTCCATTCCGTAATATGTATTTTTCGTATTCTTTTATATTTTTCTCATCTTCAATTGTATGCATTAAAAAAGCACCTCCACACAAGCAGAGATGCTATAATAGGCATCCTGCCTATAATTTTTCTAGGTTAGCGACTAACTCCGTTTGTTAGCCGGCAATTTAATTATTTACTGTTCCACTCAAATCCAAAATCCGACCTTTTAATTTTGCATTGAGGAATACCGTCTTTCCAAAATACCAAACCCTCTATATAATGTTCGGATAGATATTTTTTAATTCCATCAAAGGTTCGTTCTACTTCAACAATGATTCTTCCATGCGGAACAAGGTCATCATAATCTTTATTGTACGGGTTTCCATTAAAATGCTTTCCAACCGCTTCATACGTTCCATCAGTTAAAGGGCTTAAACAACACTGCATTGCAGTATCATATGCTTTTCTGAACCACTTATCCTCCGGTTTCTTATCATCAACTTTTACCCAACATGGAAAATGCCCTGTAATTGGGTCTGCCTTTTCCTGACATTTAATAGCTCCTTTCGGAACTGGTTTACCGTTCTTTGCGTCATATCTCTTGTAAAATTCTCCGTTGATAATCGCGCAACATGAACCATCAAATTTTACCGTTGCAATTCCATCTCCATTCAAAACCCATTCCATACCTTTTTTTACAATTGGAAGTGTTTCTACAACGCAATTGCTTATATATTTTCTTTCAAACAACGTAGGTATCTTTTTCATTTTTACTTCACTATCCTTTCCTCCGATAATCTGAAATTACTTTTCAACTAATTCATCTGCACGCCTTGTCATTTCAATTTGTGTTCCATTTTCATCTTTTGTACAAACAGAAATATATCTATTACATGAACTACGCACATCTCCTCCAAGCCATACTTCCGTTTTATCATCATCAAAACTGTAACACTCCCTCATTTTTTCAATGCAATTATTCATTTCTGTTATTTTCATAATGACACACTCCTAACAATTTATCTTAATACCTTCTGTTAAAACTTCCGTCTTTTTCTCATTTAACATTGGTACATTGTTTTCATCTGTTTTTATCCAATTTGCATCAATTACAATCATTGGTTCTTTTCCTGCATGGCCGCTGAAATGTAATTCAACATCTTTACCCAGAACTTTTTTACCATCAATAAATAGCTTTGCGGTTTCTCCGTCAGATATTATCTTGATTTTTTCTTTTTCATTTTCTTCTGCTAACTTTCTTCCACACATAGGGCAATTATTGATTTCATAATCAAAATCCATAAAACTATCTCCCGTTGCGAAATGTATATAAACACCGTGTTCATCTTTGTATATGTAATCTTTGTATTTTGTGCTTGTGTAATCTTTGGTATAAATGTTTTTGCAAAATTCACACATGCCTAATCATCCTTTCCAGTTATCAACTCGCTATGTGGTAATTTTTTAATAAAATCACAAAATATATGCCAATCTGGTAGTCTGTGATTTCTTCTCTGCTTGTAAATCGTCTTTAACTGCCTATAATTTGTTGTCATCCTCGCAGTCAACTCAAATCCAGATGGAATATTGTATAACAGTCTCAAATAATCTTCGCTGTCTTTCGTTTTCAAGTAAACTTCCTTTAATTTCTCGACTTCTGCGATAACTGCATCAGACACATAACCGTTGCACATACACTTAATATCCATTTTGCTAATACAGTGCATTGTTGACTGGCTCGATACAAAGTCAATAAAGTGGTATCTTTGCAATTCCACCCACGCCTTATTGCTGAATGTCAAATCAAACTGAACAATCACTCCGTTAAGGAAATTGTCATGCCCTGTGCCTATGTCACATCTTCCAAGATTATCAATTCTATCGGTAAATTCGTCATTCACAGCATTTATATCTACCGCAAACGGATATTTACTTGCTCTAAAACTATCTTCAATTCCAAAAACCTTAATATTTTCTATTTTCGCCATTCTATTTATTACTGCCTTTCTTTCTCTGCTCCCCTACCTAGTTAGGGTTGTATCGGCAAATAGGTGTATTGCAATCCAATAAGGCCTACATTCCTTATTTGCAAATTTGGAACAATTCTTACCTCTGGATATTTCCATTAGAAAATTACACCTAATCGGCAACCGTGGATTTGAACCACGATTCTTTGTGTATAGTGGGATTCTACACAACGCATTATCCATTATGCTATCGCCGTAAGTACGGATTGGCATACATGCATCTGTGTTTTAATCCGCACTGTTGCGATTCTTTTGCGTCCGGCTACTTTGGACACTGGGAACTATCGCAACGAAACCATAAACCCCACCGGACCTTGTGACGGTCCTTTAATCAGCTTTCCGCTAGTGGGTCAAGAAAGGTTCATGCAAAAGCAAAAAACATGAACAAACCATATACACCGAATTGCCGGTGTTGTATTCCGATTCGCTCTCGGCTAGAACGGATATACATTGCCCCTCTTTGTGATTCACACTCCTTATCACGTTTAAGAGTTCAAGGGATATGGTAAAACTCTTAATGAGTTATAAAATATATCGCCACAATGGACGTACAAAAATTGATTATTGACATTATTCTATCACAAGGTCTTTCGCCTAACACTATGTTCAAAAACGAAACTACCACCATGAATCCAAAATAAACCACAGCAATGTATCGAATCAAAAAACTAATCATCACGGTTCCTCCACTCTTCGCATCCGTGGTCGTGTTCGACATAATCAGATGCATAGTCACTGTTCATATTCTCGCACACATAACCATTCTCACGGCTATATGCAGCATATTTACAATTTCCACAACACAGTTTTTCGTTATCGTCCATCCTTGAAGTCCTCCATTTCTTTTACACTCATTCCAACAATTCCTGCCGAACCATCCGAATCCGTATTCTTGAAATACTCTCCATTCTGCGGAAACATGAAACGGAACATTGCGTAATTTGCTACATCGCAAAGGTATTCTGTGTTCCCAGTTTCTTCAAACTTCGCAAGACACTTTTTAAGACTTCCAATCGCATCCACATTTCCGGTTGCGAAATTTCTACTTGCCTTGCCATATTTGTAATAGCTCTGACATATTAACGCTTTCCGCTTATCGTCAAACGCTTTTGAGTATTCTGTTTTCAGCAATTCATTTTCCATTCTCAAAAACCCCTTTTTTATTTTTTCGGGAGTATGGGGGACTTAGTAGGCGGTTTTTTAATCCCACAATAGAGGGGTAGGGGGTAGGCTGCTAGTCCTCTGTTTTACTCGGTTCGTATAACAACAATTATACGAACTTTGACGCTTTCCCGTTGTTTATCCGTCTTTTTGTTCGATTTCAATGACTTCTTGTTCCGGATTTGTCAACTTTGGAAGCTCGCTATCTGCTAATGCTTGGCTGTTTTGATTGCCGACCTGCACTGGAGCAGTTTCAGCCATCCCATAAGCCGCCTTTGCAATAAAAATCAAATTGGCGTTTGTGCCGGATTGATTGTGTAAGCGGTTAAGCGTGAAAGATTTGCAAATGTTGAACCATTTTTTGACTGTGCTACCATGCGCAGTATTAACCCTATACCTACCCATAGACCAATCTGTAAATGTATTTCTATCGATACCAACTAAAAAACTAAATACTTCCAATGTTGGTAGTACTTTATACTTAGCACATATACGAACATAGATACTAAATAAATTATCTAATAATTCTATATCATCATGACTAGGCTTTTGAATATTATCCGCGATATAAAAAATCATAGATACAAAGTTATCTCCAACACTTTCACTATCTCCATCTAGTTCAGTATCTATGTACTCATCTACTAACCTGAGTATGTCGTTCTGGTATACTTCAATACCAACTTCGCTTTTAACTGTGTTATCTTTCACAACATCACCTCCAAATATCCAAAATAAAAAACGCCAACACAAGAAAAATAAAAAGTTATCCTCTTGCGTCAGCGTTTATATATGCTTCCGTCTGTGTGCTACTGTTTCCAGTGCAGTATTTATTATCTGCCCTTACTATACATGATATATAACCCTATGTCAATAATAAATTTATAATATTTATTTGTCGAGTTCGAGCCGTTTTTTATAAATCCAGGTGTGGCGTCGGGGAATCTGCCCGACTATATATATATACTTATCTTCTCTGACCTAATCTAATCTAATCTAATCTTATCTATGTTACACTTTGGAAACAGATTGATTACAAGTTGTTATCAGGACTGTATACAACATGATTACAAGTTGATTACAAACTGATAACAAAAATACACAAAAAAAGACGGCTAAAAAGCCGCCCTTTCTCTTTCTGGAATCACTCGCCCAAATACTGGCGATATAATTCCTCCCACGCGTCAGCGTCTAAATCACTTTCCAACGCATCCGAAGCCTCGAACGGCTCCGCTTCTTCATGGTCCAGAACGTCGGAAATGTCAACAGTGTACTGTTTTCCGTCAACCTCAACCCAGACGTTGGCGGCGTCGTTCTGAACTCCGTTCCCTTTCAAGGCTTCCCACTGAAATGAATCGAAATCCATTAAGGCAAGGTCAAAGTCTGAACCCTCGACGAATTCGCCGCTTTCGTCTGCTTTGAAGTACTCCAAAGCGTATTCTTCAACGTCCGTCAAATGTTCGTTATAGCGAGCATATCTACAACGGAGAGCAGAAAGCTCTTTCTTGGCTTCTTCCTTCTGCTCCATGCTCCATCTTTTCAATTCTTCCGGGTTTTCATCGTTGCCCCAAATGGTATCGCCTTTTTTGAATTTCTTCATTTCCTCGCTTGTTGCTCTGCACTCCCCATGCAGCAATCTAATCATATTCAACATATTCTTCACCTTTCCACGGTCTCCCGTGCCTTTCTTTATTTGATAAGTTAATTATAACGCCATGTGCCTTATATGTCAAGCGTTTTTTGTGCCTTATTTCAAAATTTTTTCTTCCCTTTCCAGCTTTTCCGCAACTGCTAATTTTATGAAATCGTTGCAACTGCTATAATTTAGCGCCTTTATCCTTTCTTTTGTTCCTATTGAAAAGCGGCAATTTATGCGTTCAAATTTACTATCATATTTTTTAACTGCTTTTCTTAGGGCTTCCGTTGTCTTTTTTTCTTCCATATATAAAAACCTCCTTTTTTTGAATTACTTCTATTATATAATAATGTGCCTTATATGTCAATATATTCTATTGTTTTGTGCCTTATACATATTGCACAATTCTTGCGCCTTATATTTGTGTATTTTGTATATTGTTTTTGTGCCTTATATATTGTATTATAATATCAACAAATAAATAAAGCCGGTGACACCTACCAAGCGAACACCGGCACCAATCAAAAAAGAAAGGTAAGGGAATTATATCATAGATTCCCGAAAAGGTAAAGAATTATGAAAAAGACAAATCGTAAAGAGGTTATGAAAGCAATCGAAAACAAAATAATTGAAAGTTATGAAGCAGCCGAGGAATATTTTTCATATGACGGGAAAACGGCAAAAACCGAATATAACGAAATTTGCAAAGACATTTTGACAGCTTTTGAAATTGAAAAATGCAAATGTGACAACCGGTATATTGCGGGAAGAATCAGCAGGCAGGATTTATTTATTGATTGGATGAGCGGACTACCAACCGCATTTCCTGTTTCTGATGATATTTTTCTCGGCTCTGCCATTGATTGGCTCGCTGATATTTTAGACGAGACGGAAGAGGAAAAAGAAAAATATACAGAGGATAAGGCAGAAATAACAGCGTGCAAGCTGCTTTATAGAGAGCTCGAAAAGCATGCGGAGAAAGCCAAATAATCAAAATTAGCAAGCTAGGATTTACCGGGGTTCGATTCCCCGGCTTGCTTTTCCCTTTTGATGGATAAAAATAAAAAATAGGAAGGTGGTTATATTATGATAAAAATTGATATGTGGTACAGTGACAAAAAAGAACAAGCTACGAGTTTAGACATTTATTTTAACGATTTAGGCGCTTTTTACACCGGAAATATTAGAATTTTCGGAAAATCAGTTGGCGATTACTACGCCGACACAGTGCAAGAAATACAAGAAGCTTTTCCACATCTTGCGAAAAAAATTGATGAGTGCTTGAATTAGAAAAAAAAGAAGCTGCGCCGGTTTTTTCCGGCGGTTTCTTTTCGCTATATTGGAGAAAAATAAAAGACTGGAGGCGGTGACATGGTTAAATCATTACAAAAATGGCTAGAGAAATCCGGTTACAATCCGGAAAAAATTAAACTTTTCGGAGGTGGCGAAGCGTTGGAGGTATCAACGCCATACCAAGGACAAACGCCAACGACGGAACAATTCGCAATATTGGCAGAAATCCGGCGGCACGTGTCAAGGCACTATGCCGGGATAAAGGTTGAGCCGCGCGGATTTTATTCATCAATTTACATTTATTATAACAAAAAGCCGGATGCGTTCCGGCTTTTTGTCGTGCGCTTTTCCTGCTTTTGGTAGGCGTGCGCCCTGCTGCCGTTTTGCTTTTTCGCAAATCTCCGGCGGTGTGTTTGCGATACAAAAAAACAAAAGGCTGTTTTTACCCTGCCGGATTTGTTCCGGTTTGGTTTGGATGCAAAAATACATAGCACCTTGACAACGCTTTATATTCGCCGTATACTGATTTTGTATATCTATAGCAAGTTTATAGGCTCACGAGATAAAAAAGCAAAATAGGAGCCTTGGAACGTCTCACAATTGCAAGACTTTATTTAGTGTATCTAAAATCAGCAAAGTAAAAAACAGTGCAAAAACTGTTAATATAAATCAATTTGAAAAAATTCACCCTGCAACTATAAAAATAAGTAACCCCGGGGGGTATTAAAAAATTTGCATTATCGGGCGAAAATTCCGAAATCGCAAAAAATCTCTCTCCAACCTTGAAAATTTGAAAGGTAGGGGGGTATCAAAATATTTTGCTTACCGGGTGTAAAAAGAAAGGAGTGTTCAGCATGAACAAAAAAACAAAAGCATTAGACAAGGAAACCTACAAAGAAATCATAACCGCAATCCGTAAAGGATTTAATTACGGCGAACACGTATTCAAACCAAACAAACGGCTTGCTACATTGTTGGTAGTGCAAGCAAACATAGGAGTTAGAATCTCTGATATACTGCACCTTACGCTTTCAGACGTGGTATACGAGAGCGGTCGCTATCATCTGGATATTGTAGAGCAGAAAACCGGCAAGGGAAGAAATTTCACGGTTCCAACTGAATTATTCCAGTTTTTAAAGCAGTACACCGAAGATAACGGAATTGCACCAACCGCAAGAATCTTTCCAATCAGCGAAAGAGCCGTACAGAAACAATTGAAAATCGTAGCGGATTTCTTTGGAATTGACGGAATATCAACTCACAGTTTCCGGAAATTCTACGCTACGGAAATGTACCTTAACAACGATTATGATATTGAACTGGTGCGTCACCTGCTACAGCACTCATCCAGTTCGACAACGCAAAGATATATCAGTATCAGTGAAAAACGTGTTGAGAACGCATTGAAAAACCATTTGTGTATCATCTGATTGTATGGTACACTGTAAAGGTCTAAAGCCAATATAATACGGCAACCATTTATTTCTCCCCACGGTTGCCAATTAGACAAAAAAGTAGGAGCCTTTTCCATAATTTAGGCTCCTATTTCTTATTATTATATTACGAGTTGGACTAATCTTGAACTAATCTTGGACTAAAATAAAACCCACCAACTAAGTATTAGTCGATGGGTTTATCATAAACTCGCATTTCGCAAGATTTATCTCTATTGTTATACTGTCTGCTGTCAATTTTAATTATTCATCCTCGTAGTTTACGCCACAATGAAATCCCATTCAGCTTTCAGTTCTTCTACATCATTTTCAAACAACTTACAAGCAATCTCATAGAGTTCCGGAACCATGTTCATACCACGGTCTATATAGTCCATAGTATTTCTGGCTTTCGGCTTTAGTATATCACTCTCCATACGCAACTTTAGATTGCAGTGATATTTTCTTTCAAACTCTCCATATAACAAGCGGTATCTCTCTTTATACTGCTTGTTTTTACAGTGTCTGACAATCTGGGTAATCCTCTGTCGTTTGGTCGCAAGGTCAATATCTCCAACAAGTCCAATAATCACATCTTCCTTGTGTACGATTTTTTGCTTCTGTTCCTTGATTTCCGTTTGCTGACGTTGGATAATCTCATTCTGTTCTCTGACAGTCTGCAAAGTCTGCAAGAATAATACCTTTGTGCTTTCCTCTGCGAACGGCAAATATGTATTGATGAACAATTCATCGTTATTCACATAGCCGCCAGTCTTTCGTATGGTTGGGAGTACATCGGAGATTACCCAACGCTTAAATTTCTTTGCATTGGGTAGTTTACTTGATAACACCAAACTGTAAAGACCACTTTCATTGATAAATATAGGATTTTGTTCTCTGCCGATGGGGTCACGAATCGTTACCCCATCTATTTTGTCCTCGTCATCTACATGGTCTATAATGGCTTTTCTCGGATTGGAATATCCAAGAATTTCCGCTAAATCTTTGGCTACAAACCAAGGTTCTCCGTCAATAGTAACTGTGCGGATTTTTCCAAACTCTCCGTTAGTAAATTCAACAACGTTCGTCGCACTGCCGATTGTTGGACTAATCTCATCTTTTGTAGGGGTAATTATACCATTCATACTTCGTATTCCTCCTATCAAAAGTTTTATGATACGCAAACAGCATTTGTGCGTATCGGGTACATACCCCAATATTCCTCACGCACGGTGCTTTTCTTTCTATTTTTTGTTTTTCTTCCTTGCAACGTGTTCCAGTATGGTTTTCTCTGCTTCTTCTCTTAGTTCCGCAAAGTACGATACAACTTCCATAACAAACCTTGATTCGTAACCTTTTTCGTACTTATAGAGTATCTTGTAATCATCTACATTGTATGATTTCCCAATATCCAAAAGAATCTTGTGGTACAATCCTTTTCTCGTGAGTTTGTATTGCTTGCAAAGATACTCAAAGTTTGGTTCCATTTCTGCAAGCCATTTATCCTCTACAAGTAGCGGATAGGTTTTGCGTTCCGGAATCTCCTGCTTTACCTTAAAGTATGAATTTACTAATTGACGCTGTACTTTCCATGCTATATCTCCGTTTAAAGATTTTACAATCATCAAGTAACCACTTTCTGTTAATAGTGTAATTCCTTTGTTCGGCACAGTGATATTTCTAATGTACGAATTTGTCTCATTAGAATTTTTCTTTGTCAAAGAGAAGTAATCTTCACCCTCAATAAAGTGTTTCTTGTTTCGGTTAAAGTTTCTTCGTGCTGTACCTGATTTATTTTCGTGCACTGTATCAATATCCTTAAATGTCACAACTCGCTGTCCGTTATACTCTCTAATTTGCATTTCTGTGTTTTCAATGGTAATTACTTCGTTCATTAGCAAGCACCACCTTTCTCTGGAAAGAAATCAATCTTTCCGTTTGTCAGAAATTTAGCACAGTATGAAAATCCTGCAATGAACGATGCTTCTTGTACATCTGCTATGCCATCGCGAATTGATTCATCTATATTCTGGAACAGGCTCGGGTTTAATATGTCTCTCAAACGGGCAATGGCGTCTTCCGCTGTTTCCCAGTTCTTGTTAATAATACAAACTTCCTCGGAATTATTCATGTCTTTTGTGTCCATAAAGTTCCGATAAGCAATTTTTAATAATTCTTCCATGTTTTTTCCTCACTTTCAAATAATGCTTGATTTTCCACTAGAAAATGATAGAATAGATTTATCAATTCCTTATGGAGTTGGGTTAGAGTAGTTGCGTGACCGTCAAATCATTAGCAACTGCTCTTTTTGTTTAATTGCCAATTTCTTCATCGACCTTGTCATTAAACCATTTTGTTTTAGTCAACCCTTTTTCGGAAAGTATTTCTTCTAACTTCTCAAACTTTTTTTTGTCGAGTTCAACACTAAAATTCCTTGTTTTCTTTCTCCGTTCTTTGAAGTAATCGGCTCTGCTCTTCGGTGCTATTTTAACCACCTCCTTGTTTCGAGATACATTATATAATGTTTCGAGATACAAGTCAACCCCTAAATGCAAAAAAAATAGAGACAATATAAAATTATACTGTCTCTATCCAATAAATCTAGTTATCAAGCATTTCATTTACTCTCTGCATATTATCTCCAGTGTCATAAACAATCACGCATGACCTGCCAAAATAAAAAACTGCTAAGAATATAACGCAAATCAAAATAACTATCAAAAGTCTTTTCCACATATGAATTATAACCTTTCTCTATACTAACTAAATAAAATACCGCTCTTCATTATATACCAAAACACAGAAAAACAAAGGATAATAAGAAAAGAAATTAAGTTATCTTTCGTAAGATTCTTATAATATTGAACATCATATCCCTCGTTTGCTCTAAATGAGCTATAGCATTTGAAACCAATCGTCCAAGCGAGCGGAATAAGTGCCAATAGATAATATTCTTCGACCAATATTCCAACTAAACTAATAACATTGGTTACTGATGCTAACATATTCGCAATAAACGAATTCTTCAATTCCTTTGATTTAGAGATTATATAACCACAATGTGGACAACTCTCTGCCGTATCACTTACCTGACCTTTACACTCCGGACATCTTATCAATGACATTTCTAAATCCCCCTATTCTATTTTATCAAAAACCTAAAAACAAAAATATTTAGCAAACCAATCAAAATAACAACCCAATCATCAATAATGTATTTGTTCTTCCCCTGCCTTACTAAATCAATTATCGCCAATAACATAGCAAGAACGGCAAGTATCGTAGAATATCCCGGTGTTGGAAATAATATTGATATTCCGCACATTACTGCACTGACTATTCCAAGCGGAGAATGTTTCTTTTTTACATACATGGGATTTCCACAATTTGGACATTTGTTTGCATTATCACTTATTTCTTTCCCACACTCCGGGCATTTAATCAAAGCCATGAGCAATCCCTCCTCTTTTATTTTTGATTGTATATTATCATATTTGACTATATTTGTCTATAATGCAGTTTTTAATGTTTGAAATACATTGTTTGTTATGCTAATTATTTCATCTGCGTATGTTGCCAAAAAGTCGCAAAACATTTCTTCCTGCTCCAAAGTCATATCAATTCCGTATGAAAACATTGCGCTATGGCATATCTCATGTAGCAAAACTTTGCGTAAAAAACCGCCACGCAAAATATTTGATATATAAATTGTTTGATTATTTCTATCGCACATTCCGCAAGTATAACTTCCGTCACTTCTTTGTAGCATATTGCTATACGGTGATACTGTTACTATATTCCAAACAAAACCATTCATAGTATACAATTTAACCACTCCAATCAAAAAGGGGCAATTACGCCCCCTTAATTTGTTTTTGTTAAAACTTCTGCAACAATGTTTGCATTTTGGTTTTAAGTAAATTTTTTTCTTCCTGCGAACTATCCGCAATCATTTCCGTAATGTCTTTTGATAATTCACCCATGTACTTTTCTAACTCTTTCATTTTGTATTGTTTATCTGCCGGTGTGTCTGCTTTGTGCATTTCTTTTGATTCCATGTATGACATACGGCTCATTCCGCTTCTGCCCTCTCTGGAATCTCTCATCTTCATGTTTTTATCCATCCCGGTATCAGTGTAATACATAAGACCGTCTCTGTGTTTATCCATATCTCTGTACCATTCTGGGTCATGTTCCCGGTACATTTCCGGGGTCATATGATAATATGGTTCGTCATATCCTCTACGGTACGTTCCTCGTCCTTTCGGAGCAAATCTTCCGTCAGCGTATCGGTATTTGTCATAAAATCTTCTTCCGTCTCCGTAACGCTCAAACATTTCAAGCGTTTCTTCCAAGTTTGATTCATCCATTGCCTTTGTCAAGGTTCTGTAGTACATTGCTTCCGACAAATCTTTCATCATGTCTACTACTTTTCCCATTTCGCAAGTATCAACATTTTCGATTCCAGATTCCATTTCACTTTTGGCACATTCGGAAAGTTTTTCAATCATACAATGCATTCTTTTAATATCCATCTCAATCACCTCCACCGGTTGTAACAATAGTTCCATCACCGTTTATTGCATTTAATCTGTTGTCTGGGGCGCAAGCAATTCTTCCAAGCAATTTGAAAACCCCACTATTTGACGTGGTTTCAACTCTTGTACTGTACTTTGTTCTTGTTCTGATACTACAAGCCGTTGCCTGCGTACAATCACATTTTGTCAGTGGATAAAGTACCGTACCAGTTCCAATCTGGATATATACCGGAGCAGAGATTGTTGTTTCTGCCGGAATGCTCTGTGCCACAACAATGCAATATTTTGAACCATCGTTATAACTTCCTTCCGGGATTTGGATAACAAGACCAGTACCGGCAGTAAAATTTACTGCCTGACTTATAATCAATTTCTTGCAAAGTTTGCATACGTTTTTACAATTACTCATAATCTACCTCCTAAAAATCAATATGGGATAAGCCATAGACCTATCCCATAGAGTAATAATCAGCCTAGTTCGGCGAGTTTTTCTGATATTCTGTTTTGATTCTTCTGCATATTAGCAACAACCACAACCGTTGTTAAGACCTACTCCATAAGCGGACTGGTAAGGTGAGCAAGTGATGTAAGCTGGTACGGCAGTAGGTCGCAACTGGCTTACAAGATACTGGTTCTGCTCTGACTGTGAAGCCGCCAATTTAAGGTTCTGATTTTCAGTCTGCAAAGTAGACAATTTGTCGTTTACAAGGAAGTCAAGGATGCTTCTTGTGTTTGCGTTCTGATTGTCGATAATATCTCTTGTATTGTTGCACATAGAGTTCTGGAGTGCGTTTGTCTGCGTTGAAATGTTGTAATTCACGCCCTGAATAGCTTCTCTTGTTGCACAGCAGCAGTCGGAAATCTGATGAGATACGTCATTGAATCCCTGCTGGTTCTGAAAACCAAGCGTACAGATTGAGTTATCAAGAGTTCTGAAATTGCTGTTGATTGTGTTGTTCAGCGCATAGTTACTGTCTGCCAGTCCGTATGTCTGCTGGTCGAGTTTGCTAATAAGCGTCTGCTGGTCTACTGCGGCTCTAACATCTGCCTGTGTAGCACAAGGAACGGATGCTCTGTCACCGCCGTTGCCGTAACCGCCGCCAAATCCATTACCCCATCCGCCAAAAATAGCAAACAAGATAATCAAGACCCACCAGCCGTTTCCATCGCCCCAGCCGTCTTTGTTGTTTCCTGTCACTGCCGCAATATCGGCAAGACTAGGTGAATTTCCGTTAAACATTTTGTTTACCTCCATTGTTTTATTTACAAATGGGAAACTAGTTTTAAGCGCACAACCCAAAATGTACTAACGTAAATTGCATCTTTGCATAATTGATTTTCTTATTTCATCCGGTGTAGTTCCTTTTTCTTTGCAGACGTTTTCTGCAAATTCCTGTAATCCTTTTGAATCTCCATTTCTATACATCTCAATAGCATTTTTCGCCATAGGGTTACTCATAACTTCATTGTTTTTTGTAATTTCTTCTAAAAATTTCTGTGGATTTCTCATTGCTTTCATAAAACTAATTGGATTAAGCATCTGTATCACTCTCCTTTTTAGTCGTAGTCGAAGATTTAGTGCTTCTAGTCGAAGATTTAGTCGAAGTTTTAGTCAAAGACGATTCCAAGTTAGAGATTTTGTTTTCTAACTCATCAAATCTTTTCATAATTACTTCCGTGGCTTCTTCTGATATGCCTATTTTGCTTTTTGATTTGTCTTGTGTCGGATTGTTAGGCTCTGTATCTAAAACTGGCTTAAACGTCAAAATATGAGTTCTTCCATTTGCAAGCCATTGTTTTCCAAATATTTCTGTTCCGTCTGCTTTTGGAAAATAATATATATTCCCATCCATCGGAATGTCTGTTGCTTTTACAACGTCAATGCTATCAACAACTTTTCCAATAAAACTTGTCTGTTGTGATGTTGCCTGCATTTGAGAGTTCTGCATAGGCGGTTGTAAGTTCTGCTGACAGTTTTGCAAAAAGTTCATTCTTTCTGCGTATGGATTTTGAACATATCCATTATTCATCGGATAAAAGTTCTGATAATTTTGCATCCGGATTCTCCTTTCTTATTTTACCAATAACATTTTCAAACACGCTAACGGCTGTAGCCTGCGTTCCAATAGGTATTTTCTGCATTTCATTTTCGCTAAAAATCATTTCAAGAATCTCGTCTTTGAACATATCAATCACTCCTTACAATTAAAACTTACACCAAAAAAAGACGGATAAACCGTCAGAAATCATTCAAAATTTATTCATATGTATTATTGGAAACAATGCTCTTTTCTTACAATCACGTACTTTGTTTAGTGTAAAATAATGTATTAAATTATTTACACCATTTATACACCATTTTTCTAAAAAATATAGTTATTTATAGATATTTATGCGAAAATTAAAAATCCTCTATGTACCGAAAACAACGCATTTTCGCCTTTTTGAACATTTCAATTTTCAAAGGTGGCGAAATGGTACGAGTTTTTATAACCAACCATTTTTCGGCACTTTTAAGCGTTTTATTTTTTAACTTACACCAAATTTACACCAAATACACCGTTTTACATAGCAACATATTGTTCCATTTCTTTCGCAACATCATCCGGTTTCTTATGGGTATACACATCTAATGTTGTGGAAATATCTGAATGACCCATTACTAATTGCAATGTTTTTACATTCATACCTTTTTCAACCATGCGGCTACAGAATGTATGCCTTAATACATGAGGTGTTATTTGCGGCAACTCTCCAAGACCAAGTTCAATATGCTTTTTTCGTACTTCTCTCATTGAACCCTCTAAATTTCTTCTTGTTTTTGGAAAACCCAAGTGGTTTATGAAAACAAATCCAGTATATCCGTCAATTGCATATTCTACTTTAGGTCTAATTTCTGTTCTTTTATGCATAAATGCTTTTCTTGTTGCGTCATTCATGGCAAGTATACGGCTCCCTGCTTTTGATTTTGGTGGAAGAATAACGTATTTCCCATCAATTCTATGTAATTGCTTATTTACATTTATTCTTCTGTTTTTGAGGTCTACGTCCTTAAATGTAAGTCCATATAATTCACTTACCCTAATTCCGGTATTCAAAAGAATCACCACATCATCATAAATATGTCGAAACCATCCATGACTGGAAATAAATTCAATATAATGATTTTCCTCTTCTTCACTCATCGAAAATCTTTGTTTTGAATCGTTTTCGATTATGTTCGATAAAGTGAATAGAAATGGATTTTTGACTATATAATCATCCTCAACTGCCATTTGAAAAGCCGGTTTCAAAAGTGTTTTTGCATTTTGAACCGTTCCATACGAATATCCCATATTGCTTAAGGTAATCATATATCGCTTTGCCAACGATGTTTTTATGTCTTTGATTGGAATATCCAATATCTGTATCTTGTCAAGCATATTTATTAGGTATCTATACTTTTGTTCTGTTGTTATGCGAACCTTTTTTAACGATAAATACCTATCTATCAGTTCCCGGACTGTTATTTTGTTACTTTCCCAAGAAACACCAGATATTATTTCTGTTTTTGTTACTTGTAACTCTTTTTGTCGTAGTTCGTTTAATGTTCTGGCATATATTGTTTGACGCTTCTTTGATAAATCAGTCCATCGGTACATATAAGTGCCGTCAGTTCTTTGGCTTTCTCCTTTCTCTAATACTCTTCCTTTGTTATCTTTTCTGCTTGGCATATACATTCTCCTTTCTTAAAGAAAAGAGCATTGTTAAAGGATAATTATATCACTAACAACGCTCTATAGCAAATAATAGGTACTTATAGAAAGTTACAAAACCATTGTTCTGTCAAGATATTCTTCCATCTTTTTCCTTTTTATAAGGTTTTTTCTTCCTATAACAAGAACAAGTTCATTTCTGTTTTCATTCACGATTTCCCTCATTCTATCCTTTCCAATATTAAAATAAGCGGATGCTTCTTCAATAGTAAGGTTATACTTTTCGCATACTGGAATGTCTTTCTTCACTTCCATCATCTCCTTTGCCTTATTTATTTTCCAATCAATCCTTGATACTCTTCTTATGACGGTTGATTCCGACATATTGCATTTTATTTCTATTTGTCTTAATGTATAGCCTTTTGATATGCATTTGAATATTTGTTCTTCATCTTCGGTAAAATTGCAAATTTTTTCAATTTCATCAAGTTCCGGCTTAGTCAATGAGGATAAATACTTTCCTAATTTCATAAGCCTTTTCCTTTCCTATAATTTTTTGTTTGGTTTATTGGCTTCATCAACCAACGCAATTAAAAACTCCTGCGTTTTTCTCGGAAGTTCACTATGTTTGATTTCCGCAATTACTTCTCTGTACTGTTCTTCTGATAATCTTTCCATGGTCTATTTCTCCTTTTTAATATAATATTCCGCTCTCTTGTAACTCTTTCCTTGCTTCATTCGCTTTCTGCGAGCGTGCTTTTTTCATATTCATCTGATAGTGCTTTTCGCATACCTTGTATCCATCTTTTACTTTTCCACCGCAAAAGCAACACAATCCGTTTTCAATCCATGTTTTCTTTTTGGTGCTAGCTTTTGCTCTCTGACTATTTCTGCTTTTCTCCCTGCATATTCCACAAGTCAAGTAGCCGGAATCGGCTTTTCGCTTACGGCACCGTGGACAAATACCTTTTTCTACGTCCTGCTTATATGTAAGTTTCGCCCATTCCTTGTGTCCTTGGTTATATCTCTTTCGTGCTTCTTCACTTTTATTTCTTCGATTATTGCATTGTATTGATTCATTTGCACGGCATTCCGGGCATGATGATTCACTACTGCCGATTGGAACCTTTCTGCAAATAGGACATATGCCAACTTCTTTATAGCATTGTTTATTTCTTCTTTCGTTCTCCGACTTTTTACTGCGACAACTTATACATCGTAAGCCGTCTCTATCTAGTGGCTTTCCACAATCAATGCAAAGTCCGTTCTGCTTTCTTCTATCGTACAATCTTTTTTGATAGATATTGCTCAAACAAACACCTCACTCATCCTCATCTGATTTAAGGATTCGGACACCGCATTTCTCTCTGACTTTATCTATGTACCAATCAACATTAAACTTTGTTGGGTCTTCATCCATCTTTAATGATTCATCGGATATACGTTCAATAAGCCGATTGATTCTTTTGTTTCCAAATCCAAATTCTTCGCAAAGTGCAAGAAACATAATTCCGGTAGCAAGTTCAAATCCCTCATTCTTACCAGTTATGTATGCCCTTGCCATAAGTTTTGTTTGTGTTGGCTTACCGCCGGTCAATTTCTCCTGCACACGTTTTTCTCTCCGCATTGCTGCTCTTTTGTTTACTGCCATGATTATTCACCTCGTTTTGATTTTATTTGTTATTTATTGGTTTGTTTATCCACATAACCCACCTTTACTTTCTCGATTGCCTTTTCTATGATTCCACGAATTGCAAAATCTTTTTTATTGAATCTATCTCTCAATTGTTCAAGATATTCTACAACCTTATCTACATCATAGGCAATTGGCTGTTTATCAATGCACCATGTAATATCATCACCTATTGCGCAATATAATTCATAATCTTGTTCTCTAAGCCAATCAATCTGGTCTAGTAAATCTTTTTTGTAATTTATCTGTGTCAATCAGTCTCATTCTTCCTCACTCTCCGTATATGGTTTAGGAAGAGGTTTCCAAGCAAGAACAGTACCAAGACCAATACCTTTTCCACGCCACTTTCCGTCATTTCCAATATAACCTTTTCTCTCATATGTACCATACATTCCTAAGACACCATTATATTCAACCATTATCAAACACTTTTTTCCTTTTTCTGGCAATCTAAATTCGCAGTTAATCCAACCGTTATTTTTATTTTTTTTCATATCTTCAAACAAGTCTTTCATGTTTTCACCGTCCTTTCCAAATCTTTGGTGTTCCATCGGAATTTACAAGCAGTGTTACATTTCCATAAGGGTAACCTGATGAGCTTACGGTATACATGACTTTTGTATCTTTGTCGTACATAATATCAAAAGAACCGCAATCTTCTACTCTTACAAACATTTTTGATGTATCTGCACGTGGTTCTTCGTCCATTCCATCAGAACAACCGCTTACTGTTAAAACTGCTACTGCTAATAAAAATGCTAAAACTAATCGTTTCATAATCATTCCTCACTTTCTGTCTCCTTGAACATACCAGATGCAAAATCACATTTGATAGGCTTATCTGCCGTTACTTTTACACCTAATTCGCCGTCTTCAAAAGATAATACTACAGTACAATCCTGCAACAAAAATACCTGCATTTCTCCATCTTGCAATTTCTCGCCTTTCCCATATTCATTTTCATACGCTTCAAAAATTTTTTTCATGAAATCATTCATTCTTCCTCACTCTCCTTGTAAGGCTTTGGCAATGGCATCCAAGCAAATGCATTGACTTTTCCATATCCGTTAATATGCCATCTTCCTTTGTACTGATTACCGATTCCGTAAGTGGAATACATGCAGTTATAATTTCCATACCTAAAATATTCAAAATAAACAAGTACATCTTCTAATTCTTCTGGCAACCTATCATTAACAGAAATCCATCTGCCGTTTATCTGCTTTTCAAGTGTCTGTATTGCCATTTCGTTAGCTTTGTAATCATCTTCTGTGAACTTGCAGTCGTTGTTCTCGTCCTCAATCTGCATAAACAATCGCATATTTTTCAGTTTTTCTACCGCTTCACTCTCTGTCATCTTATTCGCCTCCTTCCAACAATTCTGGATTGTCAAAAATGTTACCGATAACTTCCCATTTACTGGAATCAAAATCTTCCAGTAAATCAACATCTCCATCTGCCGAACCACGAACATCCGAATTTTTGTATTTGTGTGTGCATATTCCAAATCCTGTAATATCATCACACCAGCAAACCTCTGCAAAGTAATCATGTTCTGAATCCAAACCAGAAAGGTACGGATAAATAAAACCATCCATAAGGTCATTTTCAAAAATAAGGTGATTGTACTTATCCCTTTTCCCTATACATTGGCAAATAGTGGATGGGTCTACTTCAATCATATTGGGAACATCATTTGTCATTCCCCATAGAATGTATCTTTTCTCCCAAATACCATATAAATACCCTTGCACCCATTCTCCGTTATCAATTCGCTTCGCCTTAAATAAATATCTATCGTCCATTTTCATCCTCCAATCTCATACCACAATAAGGACAATATTTTATACCATGAAGCACATTCCCAAATTGTATATACCATCCTTTTTTATCATCCGAATACTGATATTTCACAACACTAGCAAACTTACAGTTTTTTAGATGTTTACAATTATGCTCTTTCATAAATTCTAAATTGTTGCTCATATTTCCTCCTATTCTGCTTCTGATTGAAGCCATTCTTTCCAACATTCATCACATGCTGTTTTTTCACAACAACAATCGCACGGAACATCAATATACTGCGATGAAATACCGTATTCCTCGACACCATTTAAAAACTCTGCCAACTCTTCATCCGACATATTCCTTATCCTGTCGGCGTTAGTCATGTTATCACCTCCGATTTCTATAATCAGCAACTTTTCAGCCTTTGGATTGCCTAGTTTCAATTCTTTGATTTGAAATCTGTATTTGTAGGCATCCTTTCCAATCTTTTCAAATAGTTTCTTTCTTGCTTTTGTTTTGCTTGGTTCACAAATACCAAATTGAAATTCTTTCTTTTTGGTGTTCCAAACACCATAGCGTTTCTTACGATTCATTCAGCACCTCTCAATTCTTTATTGTCTATACCAATGTTTTGTCCCATCTGAAAACTCCACTTCGATTTTGCATGGTAAATTGAAATGTGCATTATATCTAGCGTCTGTGATTTTAACGCATTTGAGATGTTCTTTTTCGCACTTTAAAGCATCTGCCTTTTCACGATAATCGGTATGGCAAATATCACAAGTATATAATTCTTTCTTAGTCATTTTTTTCACCTCTCAATTCTTCAAAATAGAATTTCACATCGTCCGACACATGCTTGACTATGCCAAACCGCTCTGCCACTTGATATGGTATGCTGTCACGCATAAGTCTTTTGTGTATTTCAGACAAGTAATTTCTAAATCCCTCAATATCAAAAGTGGCTTTATAGTGATTACAACTCCTACAAGCTGGCATATAATTTGAAATGTCGTCTGCTCCACCTATCTTAAGCGATGTTGCATGGTCTACCTGCATATCTTTGTATTCAATTTGCTTGCCACAGTAAGCACAATGTCCGTTATACATGAGATATACATATTGTCTTACTTTTTTAGGTATTGCTTTTCTTTTACTCATTGTTACACCTCAATTCTTCCAGTTTTGCTTCGGCTTCGGATTTTGTGAGGAATACTGTTTTACCTATATCAAACAATGCAAATCCTCTTCTTTTTGTGCAAAATTCAATTCTCATTTCTGAATCAGTCGTTGCTCTTTGAATCTTCTGCACAGATATTTTTTCCCCAACAATAACGTAAACAGTATCACCAACCTTGCAAGGCAACTTGATAAGTCTGCCCTGTTCCTCCAAAGATTGATATTCTTTTAACTGCATAAGCCATTCTGCTAACTGTTTGCAGTCTTTTGAGCTTTTAAGGCAGGCATCACGCATAGGATTCCCGTTTTCAAAAATATCTGCATGATATTCATGCACTCTTGCTTTTTCCTCTGCGTTTTCAATTAATTCATCAATTTTCATCCAATCACTTCCTTTCTCCGCACCAGTTTCCCAGCGCGGAAGTTGTTAATATTTAATATCAAATCCACCATGTTCATTTACCCAGTCGATAGCTTCGGCATAGGTAACGCCATTGTTTTTCAAGATGTAAAGCAGATTATGGAATTTGGGGTGTGTTTCTTTCAGTCTTAAAAATCTGCTTTCTTTCTCTAAGTGGCAACCGAATCCGCATAGTACACAGCCTGTTCTTTGACAGCCTGTAGTTTTCAGCAATGGTCTTTCCTTATCAAAAATCCCAAAATCAGCAAATGACATCTGATTTTCACATTGCCCCATAGATTCGTAATCTGTAACTACTTCGCCATAAACTGAACATATTGGCAGATTATTTTCTTTAATGTAAAGCAACACATCCTGTTCTGTCCAAAATGACATGGGATTACTTGTTGGAATTTTCAAGTCAAATCCATTACAACCATTCTGTAGCCATTGAGAGGTTCTTAATTTGCTTTCGCTAGCCATTTGAGCTGTAATAGGCACTCTACCTGTATCTTTGTTGTATTGGTGCATAGGTTGTTTCTTCATTACCTTGCAACATTGATTAGACACTTCAAATGGTGCATTTAGCATAAACAGATATTTTGACCTATCGTACATACTGCCAAAATCTTCGCACTTAACACCAAATAACTGTTTTACTCTGATAGGTGCTTTCAGAATTTCACTAGGGATATTCCCCATCTTTAAATCTGTAAATGCTTTGTTTTCCTTGTCTGCTCTCCTGTCTATTCCTATCAAGTCGGCTATGCGATAAGCAAACGGAATCTCTGTCTGTCTGTCTGTAAGGATTCTAATGTATTTTCTGCTATCTGCAACACATTCTGATATTTCTTTTGAAAATAATGGAAATCCATACTTACTACAAACTTCTGCAAATGAAATTTTCGGTTTCAAAATTTCAAGGTTGTCAAATGTCTGCGCAAACTGTTTTAACTCTGGATATTGTGTCGGAACATCCACAAATACAAGTGAGATATTCCTATATCCACAGACATTTCGGACAATATCTACCAACACTGTACTGTCCTTGCCACCGCTAAACGAAAGATAAACACCATCTTCTCCAAACTCGCTTACCCAATCATCAATTCGCCTTTCTGTCATTCTTACTTTTGCAGACAATGGAAGTGCTTGCATCTGATAAAGGTCTGTAATTGTATGCCTATTTGCCATGTAATATCGCTTCCTTTCTTAAATAATTTCCTTGTATAAATCTTCTTTCCCTTGCAACAATTGCCCTAAAATTGCAACAAGGACATTTACGACAATGGAATTCCCGGCTTGTTTGTATAACTGCGTATTTGAATTAACTTTTTCTGCCTTTTCAAAATCTTCATCCGAAAAGTCCATCAATCTCCAACATTCTTTTGGTGTCAGTTTCCTGATTCGGTATTGTGTTGCAACTTTTATTTGTTGTGTGCTGCCACCATTAACAGTAGTAATATTATGGCATAGTGCTTTTTCATCGTACACTGTGTTTGATTGATGCTGACCGGTCCCATTATCCATAAATCCTAACTGGTTAGGCTTTTCCAACACCAAATTGTCTTTCTGCACACTCGTCAAACAATTGCTTGTGCCATTGGTATTTACTTCAAGTGTCTGTTCCAACTCAATTCCCGGTGTACGGTCTGATTGGTTTGTTGGATTGCGGCCACGCATTGCTACGCAAATGTAATTGTCCTTTTGAACCGTACTTAATGTATTTGTGCAACCATCATTTCGCAACTCTGGTTCCCTATGTTCATTAAATCCATGTTCAATTTCGTGATTTTCATATTGTTTTCTCAATGCCTTCCCTTCTTCCGTTCTAACCATACGGATTGAATTTGCTTCTACAATCATTGGTTCCCTCATGCCTCCCTGCATAGTTGTAAGAGACGATGCGATACAGTCTTTATCCCAAACATTTCCAGCAAATCCAGTACCTCTATCTTCTCCGTATAAATTACCAAGTCTTTTAACTTCATTCATCAAAACAACTCCTAAATCGTGGCTTTCTGCCTTTACACATCTTGCAATACAACCTGATAAAATTCCTCTTTAAAAATTATCAGAAACTTCCGTATAAATACTTCCTATTACTTCCATTCAATTACTCCATTGGTTCCATAATTATTTAACCCCTTATAATCTCTTGACATAAGCGTTGATGATACACCAATTTTAGATGCCTGCGGTTCCAAATCTTTATCCACCATTCCTTTCAACAATACAGTTTCCATCCGACCGCAAGTTTGAGATTCCTGCGTCATATCTTGCCTTAATGCAGTTTCCGACTTGCTTTTCTCTTGGCTCGTTAATTGTTCCGTCAACGCATGTCTGCTCTGCTCTGCTCTGCTCTGCTCTGCTCTGCTCTGCTCTGCTCTGCTCTGCTCTGCTCTGCTCTGCTCTGCTCTGC